TCACACCACGCCATCATCCTCCATCGCGCTGTTGATGAAAAACGTCACCCTACCCATAACCTCGACTTCTTCGGCCGCCGCGCCCTCAATCGCTTCGCCGTCCTCCGTGATTAACGCTTTTTCCATGACCCGAGCGAACTGCGTACGCCCGCCGCTGAGGATCAGCAGCACCTGCCCCTGCACCAACCGGGTGACCGGCTCGATCACCGCAAACCCGGTTGACGTTTCCAGGATGCGACTTTCGTTCGTGGTGCAAATACTGGCCGGGGACAGGCGCTGCTCGACATAATCGGTTGCCGGAGATACGAAGCCCATCTGTGAACCATTCCCATGTTGCGCAGGATCCAGTAGTGATTATCGGTTCCGTCAGTTGTCTTATCCGTGAAATCTGGCTGGTAGCGCTGTATCCACTCGTTGGCGTCGGCTCGGCTGAAATGCCAATGGACCTTTGCCAACTCGCGGATAAAGTCTTCAGTGCGCAAGCAGGTAATGACTCCAACTTACTGATAGTGTTTTATGTTCAGATAATGCCCGATGACCTTGTCATGCAGCTCCAGCGATTTTGAGAACGACAGTGACTTCCGTCCCAGCCTTGCCAGATGTTGTCTCAGATTCAGGTTATGTCGCTCAATGCGCTGAGTGTAACGCTTGCTGATAACGTGCAGCTTTCCCTTCAGGCGTGATTCATAAAGCGGCCAGCCATCCGTCATCCATACCACCACATCAAAGACCGACAGCAGCTCCAGAAGACGCTCCAGTGTGGCCAGAGTACGCTCACCAAAGACGTGTGCCACCACCGTCCTGCGCATCCTGTCATAGGCGTAAAATAACCAGCGCTGACGTGATTTAGCCCCGACGTAGCCCCACTGTTCGTCCATTTCCGCGCAGACAATGACGTCACTGCCCGGTTGTATGCGCGATGTTACCGGCTCCGGCCTGAGTTTTTTAAGTGCCGTAAAATCGTGTTGAGGCCAACGCCCATAATGCGGGCACTGGCACGGCACCCAACCCCATTCATAGCCATATCAATGATTTTCTGATGTGTACCGGGTTGAGAGGCGGTGTAAGTGAAGCTGATTTGCCATGTTTTACGGCAGTGAGAGCAGAGATAGCGCTGATGTCCGGCAGTGCTTTTACCGTTACGCACGACGCCTTCGGTAGCTGAACAAGTGGGACATCTGATGGAAATGGAAGCCACGCAAGCACCTTAAAATCACCATCATACACTAAATCAGTAAGTTGGCAGCATTACCCGCAAGCACCGATAGCCCTTGGGGTTAAGCTGAATAGCAGCGTGGAAAGCCGAGTTAATTTCTGATTGACGGGGCATGGTGACCTCTCATTTATTATTACTGTGTATTCATACAGTAGTTTTAAGGAAGGGCCAGGGCAAGGAGGCTGTGCCTATTGATAATTACTGCTGAACATCTGGTTGTACTGCCGAATTAACCAAGCGAGTGCATAGAAATTTTTCAGAGACAGAGGTTAAGCCGATGCTGGGCATACTGGGAGAAGTTTTCGAAGAAGCCAATATGTGGCTGGTTTCGGAATGAGTCATGTAAACCCCTAAGGACTGCATCGATCATCGCAAGCCGCTTCGTGTCACAAATGATTAAACCACCTGTTTAGGCCATCGCCTTCTGCGCGGAGTTGGAAGGATGGAGCGCTTAGTAAGCCGGGTTCCGCATACGGAACATACCGCGCCGTGTGGCAGATTTTGCTCGGGATTGAAGGAGGTGAAAAAGAACCGATTACTTCTGCAAACAGGACAAATGAATTTCATAGCAGGTATGATGCCTCCAAGCTGTTAGCTGATCCACTACACCTCATCATGTTAGCTAAAGGATAGTTTAATAATCCTTAATGTTCTGGTAGTCATGGTCGGACCAGGCATCATTTTAAGCGGTATTTAAACTTGCTCCTTATCGCACCAAATATTTAATAACGTCCCTAAGAGGCCGATAAGCCCCGACACGATAAGCACAAACAAAACGGCTAACAAAGCAACACTCGCCATCCGAGACTCCTTATCAACATCGCAAAAAAAAGCCTGCCTATTAAGCAGGCAAAAGAAACCAGCACAAACAAACAGCTTACTCTGATACAGGTGCCGGGTGCCTCCCGGTGACTCGTTACCAGTCATACGAGCCGCAAGCATATTTACACCTACAGAACTGGATTGCCCCGCCGCATAGGGGGATTCACCTTCATTAAATTTAGATGATTTTAAACGAAGCGCTAATGCTTCCTACCTAAAGTAATGGCTAATGCCGCCGATATGTTAACTACCTGCGTCATGAACGCAGGATTAATAACAAAGCTAAGGGAGTTGTGCCCGCTCCCGTGCGGGCTTTTTTCTCTCTTCAGAGAGTTCGAATTGCGGTTGATGATAATTACTGCTGAACATTCTGATGCCGTTACGACTTCAGTGCCTGAACCTCAACCTGCAGCTGCACGACCTGGGTGGTCAGCGCCTCGATTTTGGCAATCGCGTGATGCAGCGCCAGCGCCGTATCCATCTGGATAACGTTATTATCAAGAGCTAAGGTGTCGTCTTTATCACAACGATTCCCCTCTTTGTCAAACTCAGGCGCAGCGGGAACCAGCTTCACATACTCACGGTCAATATCCCGTAAAGCGTCCTGGGCGATGATCCCCCGGCGCACACGTTCCAGGTAATCGCCGTTATACACGAACGTGCAGGGTTTCAGCTTCCTGATGTTTTCGTAAGAGGCTTTGCCATCGTCATAGGCGATATCGTGCTTCAGTGTGGCATCAGAGGTAGCTGCCTTCTGATACGTATAGTTGCCGGCAAACCCACCGTCCCCGCCCACTGAGGTGACGAGATCCCCTGCTTCAGGGGTAAAAAGCCAGTAACGGACTTTTGAGCCGCTATCCCCAAACTGGACCATCGTGGTATTGCCCCAGTTACCTGTACCGTTGCCGACATTACCCCAGCTCGTCCGCAGAGGGTAACCTCCGCCGTGTTGATAGCCCCAGGACCAAGCAGCTATGGCCCCCATTCCCTGGTTATCCAGTGTTGAGTCCATATACGCACCAGCGTAACCCCGTTGCCCGTGCTGCGCCCAGCTTGTAGCCAACGGAGCACCTGTGCTGAGATATTTAGACGAAAACCCTCCATCGACGTTAAAGGAGTACATATAGCTGACCGTCGTTGGATTACTGTTGACCTGTAGTTGCGTAGTGCCGTTGGGCAAGGTGAAGAAGATGCTTCTCGCACCTCCATTATTATCCTGCATATAAAGATGCGTATTTGACGAAGCGTCGATACTTTTAATCTGAACACTATTTTTGCATATCACGCTACCATTTACAGTACCACCATCTGTACTAAGGGCTTTTACATCTGCCGCAGTAAGAGTAATACTATCTTGTCTGTTTGCCATGTAATTTCCTTATGCCCAGACGCGAGCAGGCGTTTTTGGAGTCACGATGAATTCATCCAGAGGTGATAAATCAAGCCCGTCATTCATTACCCGGATATTTGCGTGATAACCGGGTTCCCCGGAGTATTTTATTAACTCGTTTTCCTGACCCGGGTTTTCAATATCGCTGACGATGGTAATAACGCCGATGATATCCAGGCTGATATCAGGATGGAATAACCCGCCCTGTTCTTCATCATCCATAAATCCCGCCGCGATTAATTGCATGCGCATTTGTTCGGCGTCAGCAAAGCGCAGATATAAGTTTCTCATCAGCGGAGTCCATTAATTTGGTTAGGGGTTAATAAGCGGTGCCAGATTCGGAAGTTCCGAATGTGATACACCAATTGAACAGTTGAGCTAAAGTTTACCGTTGTAGGAACTCCAGTAGGGGTTGTAGGTGCACCTGTTCTTGATCCAACTTGCCCGTTAAAGTAAGACGTCAAAGTATTATTCGTATCGATGGTCTGAGTGTATATCTGACGAGAGAATGGATACGTAACAGGGATGCTAGGGCTAATACTACCACTCGATCTGAGGGAGTTGACAGCCGAAGTAGCAATTCGCAGGATAACATCGTTCTGCACACCAACAGTGGCTAACAGGTTAAAATATCCTGCTGAAGTAGGAACAAAGGCATTCACAGAAAGCTCAAAACTGATAGTTCTGTTAAACAGATCCCCTACCACACCATACCCAATATTGCCGGAGGGCTGGAGCCGCAATGTTTCCTGCGCCCTTGTCACCTCTGCGGTTGTTGTGGGTATATAGCTGGTCATGACAGGGTTGGATTCTAATTGCGCACCCCAGACATAAATACCTTTAACGCCATCACCAGCGAAGCCTGAGGTATTCCCGTTCTCGTCCAGCACCCATATATTAAAGTTTACAGTTCCATTCTCAGATATAACATCAGAAGTAATTGAGCAACGATACCATCCATTAGACAGAGGTGTGATTGTAGGTGTCCCTGTAGTACCTAAAGGTTTCATGGTGCCAGCAACTAAATCAAAATCACAACTCCGTCCATCAGGAACAAGGGTGCCGGAAAAACTAAGGCGGCATTTAGTATATTCCCCGGCCTTGACAAAGTAGCTTAATGTGTAAATGCCGCCTGTAGTGACAGGCAATGTCTTGCTGATATAATGCGAACCCAATTCCGATGTTGGCATTAATTTTGTAGCGGAGTTGCTGCCATCTGGCGCGGCAAACCCAGACGTTGTAGTACACCTTGCTTTAGGCCACCAGGCAGCATTCTGGTCCCCTGAATAAAGCATGCTATTAGTTCCCTGCCCCTCAATTAATAAGCCTTCTCGCTCGAAACGCGGTTCGTTGATATCAGCGGTCTGCAATACGCCGGATTTGTTGATATATGTTCCCGAGCCCGCCCGTGTAAAACCCACTGATTTAGTTGCCAGTTCCAGCGCCTGACCCGAGATGGTCAGCTTGTCATAAGGCGCAGAGCCCGCAAGCAGGCGCAGATCGTCGTTGAGCGGCGCCCACACGTCAGGGAACGGCGCTGCCTCGAAAGGTACAGAGGTCAGCAACAATGCGGCGGCCAGCGATGCTGCGGCACTACTGGCGCTGCCGGCAGCGTTATTCTCCGACGTTTTAGAATTCGTCTCAGACGTTTTCGCGTTGGTTTCTGAGGTCTTGGCGTTGGTCTTTGATGTATCAGCCGCAGAGGCACTGCTGGCTGCCGCATTTTTCGACGTGTTTGCGTTCGTCTCAGAGGTTTTAGCATTCTTTGCTGACGCTTCCGCCGCCGCTGCGCTGGTCCCTGCCGCGTTCGCGGCGGTGATCAGCTTCGACCAGCTGGGGCCCGTTTTTTTCGAACCATTTGCCAGAGTAACGGTGACGTCACCAGTGCCCGATAAAATCAGGTCCTGGTTGACGATATCAATCTGCGCCTGGCGAAAACCTTCCGTGACGGCGTTCGCTAAATCGTCATCAAGTGTGGCCATTCGTGATGTCCTTAAAATGAAAAACCCAGCCGGAGCTGGGTTATAAGGGTGTGATTATTGAATTCAGAAGAAACAACGTGTGCGCAGCCGAAATACTTATATCGGATTTTTATTTACAGCCCGTTAAAGCTAAATCGCCAGCATCCACCTGACCGGAATTAATTACCTGAATAACCGGAGAAGTTTGGGGAATTTCGTTTGGTAATTAACGCCATTGATGGCTGCATATCCATATGAGTACTCCCACTGGTAATCCCTCTAAGGCCAATACGTATAGTCACAGGGCCTGAGTTTGCGGGAATATCCAGACTACCTGTAACGGGTACATAACTGTTAACCTGACGACTGACACTATTGGGGTCGTTATACGATAGCTTTAAGCCAAGAGACACTACTGTAATATCTCTCCCGTTTATATTGATATATGCTTCCAGAGAACCATTATAAGCTTCACTTTCATTCCAGACGACAAATGTCGGAACAGCGATAGTGACGTCATACGGGACACCCCCCGCCCAGGTAACCTGTCGAAAGAAGTCTTTTTGTTTACCCGGGTCTCCCTGAAACCTTCCACCAGGGAAGGAGAACATATTAACCACGTCCCCTATGATTTTGTTCGCATAAACTGTGCCTTTGAAGTCTCCATCCGTCGCGTAAACTGTCCCTCTGAATTCCCCACTGGTTGCGTATATCCTCCCCCTGACCGTCACGCCGTTAAACGTGGCATACCCGGATTTATTGATATGCCAGCCAACATTACCGGTCCCGTCCCAGTTGCTGGACTGGAGGTAATTGCCGATCTTGCCGTTGTCGATGGAACCATCCTGAATGAACACCGATCGCATGAACATCTGCCCGCCGGTGGCGGCAAACACCAGTTCCTGTCCTTTTGTCGTCGGGTTATAAACCGCAAACGTATCGGCAGAAATCAGGAAGTTTGAGGACCCGGTTGCATCAATACCCAGCTGAATACCCGCGATACGTTTAACCCCGTTCGCTTCCACCTGAACCTTAACGCCCCACTGGGCACCCAGCTTGTCGTTGATATCTGCAACAGCTTTACTGGTCGTCTGGACACTGGCATTGGTATCGCCGATCGCAGCCGTCACCTGCTCAATGCTGGTCGCGGTGGCGCTTTCCAGATCCGTAACGGCTTTATCAATGCGCGTAATGGCGGCAGCGTTGGTCTTGCCGTCATTTTCAACGGTGGCTTTAAGCGTGGTGACCTGCTCCGCCATGGCGCTGGTTGCATCCGCCGCGGTTTTCCGGACGTCTGTGATCTCGGCCATCGTTTTCGTTTCGCCAACGGCAAACGTCACGCGCTGATCCGAGAACGCTGTGAAGTTGGCGAGCGCATTGGTAACGTTGCCAACAATACCGGCGTCCCGGCTGGCCGTGTTGCCGTCCACATCAACTTTCAGCGTATCGATGCGGCGGCCGAGCGCGCTGTCAGCATCCGTGCGGGCCGTGGTTTCCGTGCTGATGTCCGAAGTGTTCTGGTCGGTCGTGGCCTTAACCGCAGCCAGCGCGGTGGTCTGCGCCTTGTTGTTATCAGCAACGGCTTTGGTAACCGTAGTGATATCAGCGGTGTTTTTACCGACAGTCACCTGCAGGCCCGAAAGCGTGGTGGCCTGAGCCTCCTGCTCAGTTGTCAGGGTCGCCAGCTCCTGCGTAACGGAAGCCTGGTTAGCGTTAACGGTCGATTCCAGCTTCTTCCGCTCCGTCACCTCAGCTTCCTGCGCCGTGATGCGTGCCTGGCGCTCGGTGTACAGCAGGCCCGATGCCAGTTTTGACGGGTCGTCACCGGTATAACCGCCCCGGATCTGCGTCGCCAGCGTCTCGCGCGCCGTGGCTTCCGCCTGGTCGCCGGTAACACGGGCTGTCGTTTCCTGCTGCAGGGCGGCCATCCCGGCGCCCGGCGTTGGCCGCCCGATCGCCACCCAGTCAATCAGGAAGTAGTTTGTCGCGTCCTGTTTACTGGAAAGGTCCAGCCGAATCTGGTTAATCGTCGTCTCGGCCAGCCAGGGGATATCGTCGCATTCCAGCGTGGCAACGCCGTCAGCGTTATACGCCGGTTCGCCCACCACGAAGCGGTTGGTTTCGTTGAAACTGGCCGCATTGCGCCAGCGGATTTCCCCCGCCCATGCAGGCGATCCCACTTTCCTGATGCGTAGCTTCAGAAAGCGATACGCAGCTGCTGTTATGCCCAGCGTCGCAGGAGAAGTAACGTACGGGTCCGATGCGTGGTTGGCAGGACGCAGCCAGCCGTTAACAATGGTCGGCGTGCCGTTGCCGGACCAGCCCTCTACAGTCGAATCGAAGTACCAGATTTTGGCCGGATCAAACTGAGAACCGGTCCCCGCCGACACCTGCGCAATCTGCTGCGCCAGCGATTCGGAGGTGGTCTGAATCGTCTGGTTGACGTTGCTGATATCCGCGACGCGCTCGTTCTTCTCGGTCAGCAGCGCCTGGCCGCGGGCCGCTGCCTCGTCGGTGATGGCTTTCTTACGGTCTGTGACCTCCTGCGCCAGGCCCGCTTTGGTCGCTGCCGACTCTTTTGTGACTGTGCTGATGTCATTGCGCGCCGACTGGATATCGTCACCCAGATCAGTTATATCCGAAACCAGGTCTTTGTAGGCGTCGGTCTGTTTGATCTGGTTATCGATATCCACCAGGTAATCCGCGGCATCCGAGCTGCTGCTGCCCTGAATGAAGTCAGTCCAGGCCGACTTATTGCCGGTGCGATCCACCAGCCGCGCCCGGTACCAGAACCCTATCCCGGCCTTTAGCCCAAGTTGCTGGTAAATTTGCTGAGGGTACGGAACACCAGCCAGCAGCATCGGGTTCGCGCCGGTTGATACTGTGGAATACTGAATTTCTGTCTGCAGCGTATCGCCAGTGCCGGCAGGGAAATCCCAGTCCAGCTGCACGCCCCAGAGCAATGGCGTGGTACGGAAATTAACTGGCTTTGGAACATCTCCCACACGGCCTTTGAGGTGTGTCAGCGTTGACGTTGCCCACAGGCTGGACGCCCCGACTGAGTTTATCGCCCGGACCCGCACCAGGTAATCACCTTCAAAAATGCCGGGCACCTCAATATTGCGAAGGCCAGTCTGAGGGACGTTTACCCACTCGCTATCGTTCCGGCGCCACTGAGCCTGATAGGCGATCACATCGGCCTGCGGCTTACCGGCTTTATCCAGCGGAGCATCCCAGGATGCGGTCAGCGTCGCTATGCGCTGGCCCTGGCGCACCGACTCGTAACTCGTTACCACGATATTGCCGGGCTGTGAGACAACTCCCGTGGGGATGAGGCTGATCGGCGGGATATCGAGGCGCGCATTGTGGTCGACGGCATCATATTTCGATGCGTTGTACTCCGCGCCGGTAATGGTATAGGTGTTTTCCTCATCGTTAAACGTCAGGTTCGTGACGCGGAAGTACTGCAGGCGCAACTGCCCAGCATCGATAACGAATATAGCGTTTGGCGCTGGCGCTGCTGTGAACGGCGTGGCCACGATCAGCTGCGTGCCGTTGACCGCCTGAATAATCCGGCTTTCCATAGTGCCACCCTGGGTGCGGATCATCAGTGTGTCACCCGCGACGGCGCTGGTACCGCGATCGGTTGTTACCGCTTTAAGCCCGGCGTTATAGTCCGTGAGGCGCCCGCCATATACCCTGCCTGATACGCGCTCATCAGCAAAAGCGAAGACGGTGCCTGGCACAAAGGCGAAGCCATCCAGTCCGGTCTGCAGCGTGATCATGCGATCGAGCGAGTTGGAATAAACCGCCCATCCGCCGCGGCGCTGAGCCTCGCTTTCACGCGTGCAGCCGATGGCCGTGAGCTGCGTCTGCTTAAATTTGAACTGCTTCACCAGGTCAGGAAACATTACCGCGGTGGTGCGGTCCTGATAATGGTTATCCGGGTCGCTGAAGTTAATCAGCGCGCTCGAGAATCGCGTCTTTTCGCTGCCGCTGGAATACGTTGGCTTGCCCACCACTGATGCGCGGGTGAGGATCTGCAGCTTCGACGTGTCTGCCGGCATATCAGAGACAACATTGAACATGTTGTTGCCCCAGAACGTCATGCCGTTGAAGCCAGCAGCAATATCCTTGATAACCTGCCAGGCGTCGGCCTGCGACTGGATATAGACGTCAAACATAAATCGCGGTTCTGTGCCGGTACCGCCCTTCCCGTCCGGTACCTTCTGGTCGCAGCGCTGGGCTATGCGGTAGAGCTCCCATTTATCGAGCATATCCACCGTTACCCGGCGGCCCAGACCAAAGCGCGGCTCTGTCAGGACATCAAACCAGATCCACGCTGGGTTGTTGGTCCAGCCCCATTTGAAGGTGCCGTCCCATGTGCCACTGTACGTCCGCGCATCGGGATCGTAGTTCTGCGGGATGCGGATCACCCGGCCTTTTGGCTTACAGGATATCTTCGGGATATTGCTGAATGCTTTGGCGTTGAATGACACATACAGAAGCGCGGTATGCGGATAGCGCAGGCGGGCGTCGATCACCTCAGTGATGGCCTGCACCTGAGTTTTGTTCTGCAGCATCTGGCTGACGCTGTCGGCAGTATCGCGGACCACACGGATCTGCCAGCCAGTGGTTGCTTTGGGCAGATTGATGCGGTGCGTCAGTTCGTACAGTGAACTGAGCTTTTCCGTTACCGTTTTGGTGAGTACAGTCTTGTATGCGCCGCCATCAACCGCAACGTCGATGTGATATGCGACGGTGGTGCCTACGATATCGCCGTCATTCTCCTGCTGCTGCAGGCCGGTGATACCAATGCGCACTAGCGCAGCATCAATCTGGGTATTGCTGATAGCGCGAGTCCAGGGGGTGGCCTTAGTCAGCGATACACCAATGCTGGTCTCGTTCTCCACAGCAGGAAAGCCGGGGATCGGCGTCTGCGTCTGCGTGCCGGGTCGAAAATCCCAGGAGACATTCTCAAAGTTCATTGAGCCGTCTGGGTTACCCAGCGGCGTGCCGTCGAGGAAAATCCGGGTCGCATCCAGCCCGCCAGCAAACTCACCTTCGCCAAGTGCCAGCAGCATGCGGCAGCGCGCCATTGACTGAGCTGAATCAGGCTGTTCGACAGGCGTGTGCTGCTTCTGGCTGCCACCCTTTGCACCAGTAATCGTTGCCATATTGCATCCATAAAAAAGCACCCGACCGGGTGCTAATTGAAGAGAAAGAAATCGTTAGATGTCCTCGGCCACGATCCCCGCACTGATAATGGCGCCGCCGATCTCGCGTTCGCCATACAGCAGCGCGACCGGGTTACCCATTGCCAGGGTATTCACTGCGCCACCAAAGGCATAACTGGGCTTGTTATCGGGGTCATCGCGTCCCTGCAGACCTTTGGGCTGCGGTGAGAGCATCTGGTAAATGCCGCCGGCCATCATACTGGCACCACCGATAAGTAACGAAGGCGCGAATGCCTGCCCGCCTGGTATGAACGAGGCAACCACCCCAGCAACCACCATGACCGCTCCAAGGATCGTCTGGAACATACCGGCCTTCTTCGCCCCCTCCATCACCGGTGCGATGCGAATATCACTGTCCCCGGTCAGGTCCTTAAAGTCATCCACGCCGATGTTGCGCTTACCGCGGAACACCGCGAAAGTCATGCCGTTCTTTTTGGCGTTCATCAGGTAGCTTTCAAGCCCGTCGAAGTTGATGCAAAGTGCCTTCACGGCCTCCGCCGAGGTCTGAACCGCCAGCCTGTGAACGCGTCCAAACCGGGCCCCTAGGGCGCCATACAGACGAATAGTGGTTAAACGCGCCATGGTTGAATCTCCTGCTGAAGGTCTTTGTGACGAACGCAGATCATGGTCCGGTCTTTGAAGTAGCCGCGGGCGTACGGCGTGACGCATGAAGGCTGGCCGTATAGATGATGCAGCAACTCGCCCTCTTCAGTGATGATCCCCGCGTGGTTCCACTTGGCAGACTCCACCTGCATGATGACCATACAGCCGGGCGCCGGGTCGCATTCGACAAACCCTTCCCGCTCCCAGTTATCGAAATACAGATTGTCCGGGTATTGGCTTTCCCACCATGGGTAATCAACGCGGAAATCGTTAAGCATCACGCCCTGGGTGGCGTGCCAGTCTATGACCAGCCCCCAGCAGTCGTGCGAGCCCAGAATGAACGGGCGACCAATCAGAGGGATGGCGTCCGGCGTTACCTCTGCATATTCATCGCAGTCCGGCGCGTAGATGCCCCAGACCACGCCGGAGTTATTACACTGCTGGCGATCGAGGTCTGACGGGATAGGCCGGGCGCCGTCGCCTGGATGGGAGTGAATGATGCGGATAATGGTCCCGGCATCCTCAGCATTCGCCCAGTGCTCGCCATCAATGCGGAAATGCTCTGTAGGGTTTTCGTGGCTGTTCGGTACAGGGATGTAACGCTGACGCCGCCCCGACTGGATGACGAAGCCGCAGCACTCGCGCGGAGATTCCTCCAGCGCATGTGCGCGGATCGCCGCCATAATGGTTTTGTTCATTGGTATGTCCGGTTATCGGGAGAAGAGAACGGTCGCCGGGAAGCCGCCAAAGTCGAGGTTTGCCGCATTAGGCTCTGCCAGACCGGCTACAAACCGCTTGCGGCAGTCACTTAGGCAGCCGCCGCACACATCCAGCGCCGGGTCAGCGACCGCATTACCCTTCGCATCGAAGTACGCCGTGCCGTTGTAGGTGCAGCCATCACCGCTGCGGTATTGCCCGCGCAGCGCCCACTCACATAGCGAGGTAATTTGCCGGGTCGGGATCACCAGCCCCTGCAGGTCAGCCGGACTGCTCATTGCCCACGATACCACCTCATCATCTTCTGAGGTTTTGGTGTCCAGCCAGAAGGTTTGCAGGGAGAATGCCGTCGGGTCCGCCGCAGGGTTTACGCCGCCCGGGAAGTTAACCGCATCGAGGTAAATGGCGTAGGTGTCGATGATGCTCACCTTCGCATTCACCATATCTTTGAACTGAAGGCACAGCGCTGTGATATGCCCGTCAAGGTTGGAAACATTGAGCTTTGGCTCAGCGGCCTGGTCAGTGGAGAGCGACAGATCCGCTACCTGAAAAGGCCAGAACTCGTATGCGTTACCATCCCAGATTATCGGCTTTGGCCCCAGCTTCGACTCGTCGCCGTTTGCCGCATCAATCTCTACTGGCGTGTGGGGGAATGGGGCGTAGTGAAAGCGGTGGATTCCGCCACTGAACTCGGAAGCGTCCACTTCGACCAGGCGGACCCTGCCCCCCGGTGCCAGCATCGCCGCCTGATCGATGAGTCCCATTATGCGTATACCCCATATGCCCGTCTGATGGTGAAAATCAGCTCGGCGGCATTGTTACTTAACTGGTTCTTTCGAATCGAATTGGCAACGACGCGATACAGTCCTTTCACTTCGCCCGGCGGGGTGATGATGAAGGCTTTCACCGTATGTGCCAGCAGGAATGCGCGGATTTCATTAACCTCTGCATCTTTGCCAACATGTATCATCGGCACCTGAATCGCCGTGGAGTTAATGCCATTCCCGGCAACCTGCTCATATCCATCGCCGAACCGGGCGGTTCGGATAGTCTGATCATACTCAATAGCCCCACCGCCCAGCTGGACGGGCCATTTATAGGTTTCTACGGCCATATTTGCCCCATAAAAAAACCCACTGTAAAGTGGGTTTATATTCTGATAATTGCTTAGGTATTCTACCGACAATGCATTAGACGACGTATTCAAGCATTATTAAAAATCTGCCTGAACCAGTCACAAAAAGGAAAATAAGCGTGAAAAGAATTGCCCCTTTAATTTTTGTTTTTTTATTGCCGTCAGTTGTCCATGCCGAGGTTATGGTAAAAAAAATTTGCGACATTGCTTTTGAGAATGTCAAAACTGGTGAATTATTGTCCGCATCGTCTAATGGTGCGGTGGTTAACGATATGGATAACATGTTTACTATTTATGCTAAATCTGGCAAATACTCGTACTCAAGGGTATCACCAGTATTAACTCAAAAAAGTGGCGTAGATGGGTTCCCTGAACATGGGGAATATACTGAGGATGGGGAGCTCATGCGCCGCCTGGATGATGGTTCTGAGTTCTACGTCACCACTAAAAAATTTAGGATAGTGGCAATAAACTGTAAATGAGATGACCGCTAATTAAAGTGGTCTAAGCTATCTCCCCTTGATGAAGTTATAAATGAGTCCACCATTCTTAAGGTGCTTCTGCACGACAAGTGTGGCGGCATTCTGCATCTCTGCCGCCAGCGCCCGGCCCATGGTATCGCCAGAGCCTTCTGATTGCGATGAAGCATTGCCGTTTGCATCGATGTGTACGGTGGTTTGTATCACTGGTGCCGTATTGGCCGCGCCTCCGTTATTGCCAAGGCCGAGCATCGGTGCCCGACCGACAACCCCACCGTTGGCGTAACCCTGAGCACTGCGCATCATGGCATAGAGGTTGTCCACGCCTATTGCAGCTGTGGCCTCTTTGGTGAAAACAAACTCATCTTTATGGACGATGCCTGCAGGCTCATATTTATTGCCGGGACCGGTATAGCCACCAGAGTCATAGAGGCTAACGCCTGAGTTAGCCGCGCTGGTATAGGAACCTGATGGCGTGCTTCCTCCACTGGCACCACCGCCGATGCTACCAGTAACCCATCCCAGAGCAGACTGCACAGCATAGGCCACCAGCAGACGATTGATGACATCAGCTATCATCTTCATCATCGATGCAGCAAAGCTTTTGAAGCTGGCTGTGCCAGTGGTCACGAGGTTCGTCATCATATCGGAGATACCGCCCAGGGTTGACTGCGCCACGCTTTGCATGGAGGCATAGACGTTCGTAGCTGAGTCCAGGTATTCGGACCACCCTTTCTTAAAGCCAGCCCGCCAGTCACCGCGAAGCTTATCCTCCGCTTCGTAGTAGTCGTTAGCAGCTTTAAGCTCCTTCTGGTAGCCCTCATCCTCAAGGCTGCCGCCAGTATTAATCCAGCCACTGCGCAGCTGAGAGAGCGCCGTCTGGCGGCCTGCCAGCCTGTCGCTCATCGTTGCGCCTGATTCAAGTCCGGCCCGCTTCTCTGCCATCTGCGTGACATATTTGCTGGCCGTGTCCATGCGCTTGTTCAGCTGCTCCTGGGCGGTGATCTGGTCACCCAGCAGCGCCTTCTGGCGCGCCAGCGCCAGTACCTGGTCTTTGCTGGCCAGCAGGGATTGTTCCTGCTTCGACAGCTGCCGCGTACGTGCCGCTTCTTCAAGCACGGCGAACTTTGACTGTGTGGTATAGAGATCTTTACGCTGCTGGCTGATAGTGTCATTAACCGAGCGGTGATCCTGAAGCGTTTTCAGCTGCGCCTGCAGGGCCAGCAGTTCGGCCTGGGCAGCATCTTCGGCACGATCGCCAGCGGCGACTGTTACCCCTTTGGCTCTTGGCGTTTTGGGATCCTGATATAACTTCTCAATACCAGCTCGCGCCTTAGCTAACTCTGCTTCACTGAATGGCTTTACCCGCTGATTTTCAGGCAGGAACTGAGTAGCTTTAACGGCTTTGTTTCTCTCCTGAATAGCCTTTTCAAGAGCCTTCTCCGCAAGGGCGCGCTTTTCGGCAGCGGTCGTTCCCGCATCAAGATATTTATTAACAATGCCCTGAGCCTCAATGCCGTCACTGTTAATCTTATTAAGCTCAGCCCTTGCCTGGTTATATCCCTCCTGAGACTTGATAACAAATTGCAGTTCTTTTTCCTGCTGGCGCAGGGCGGCCAGCTCTTTACTGGACGCCCCGCCATCACCTATGTTGCCCAGACCAAAAACGCCTGGCCGGGAGCCGTCTGTAAGTTCCTTGATGCGCTTTTGCACCACTTCCAGCTGGTCGGCAGTGGTTTCTTTACGCCCAATTCCTAAAGCAGCATCCCAGTACCCCTTCCATGTATCGGATACGCTGCGGACAACCCGATCAATCAGCCCGAGGTTATCCAGCACCTGCTGGCTACGCTGCTGCTCCGCTTTGCTGTACAGCTCGGCAGCATATTCACCAGCCTCTTCCTGGTCCCCTCTGCGCTCAAGCGCGGACAGGTAATCGAACTGCGATGCAGTAAGATAATGCAGCTGCTTATTCAGCTCTTCTGAGGCCTTTGTGGGTGAGTCATAAAGCTTCTGGAAGCTTTTTATTGTTTCATCAACTGACTGCCCTACTGCATCTTCCATTGCTGCAGCTGTTCTGGCGACGATCTCAAGCTTTCTGCCATCAAACTGCCCGGTGCCGACTACTTTTGCGAGTGTACTGGCTGCTTCACCAGGCGTAACGCCTGCATCATCAGCGATCTGCTTCGACAGGAGCCTTAGCTGGCCTGTTGTTTTGCCTGCATAATCTCCGGTTAAAATGAGTTGCTTATTGAACTCGGTCGCCTCCTGCGAGCCTTTGTACCATGCTATCGCCAGCAGCGAAGCGACACCGACCAGCCCGCCGATAGCAACTCTGGCGGGAGTAAGAAACGAGAGAAGCCCCCTGCCATGTTCCGCATTTTCTGCCAGCGCATTGGCGTTCTCTGAAAGCGACTCGGACGAATCATCAGAAGCGCTTTTTATCCCCAGGAGTTCTTCCTTGATAAACTGGAACAGCCCACCGATGCCGCCGAACGAATCGCTAATCTGCCCGCCCTGCTGGATCAGCACCATCCACAAAGGCATGCCACCAGCGATAGAAGTGGCAATGTCAGTGAACTGCGCAGGTAGCATTCTCAGGGCCTGATGGTATTGCCCGGCGGTGAGCGTCCCACTTTTGAAAACTCTTTCCTGCTCGCTCAGTTTTGCAATGAACGGAGCCGCCTGCTGCGACACACCCAGCTGCGCGGCTTTCATTTCCAGTATTTCAGTGCGCGTTTTACCTATTGCGTTGGCCTGCTCCTGAAGCGAAGAGATGAACGAATCACGAATACTTTGGTTGCGCCTGAGCTCCGCCGCTTCAGCCCTTTCCGCCGCTTCCATTTCAGCAATGGCCTGCTTAACCATCCGGGACTGGCTGGCGGCAATCTGGCGCTGAGTAGCCTCCTGCTGTACGGCAAGCTCCTGCTCACGCAGCCTTGCGATAACCGGGGCGGCCTCCTCGGCGATCCCCATTTGCGCTGCCCGGTACTCGGCCATGTCCGCCTTACTGGCGCGGAAAGTCGCCGCCTGGTCAGTAATGGATCTGAGGAAGTTTTCCTGCGCGGCGGTGGCGCGCTGCGTCTCCTGCGCCTGCTTTAATCGTTCCTGCCCTTCAGCAGTCTCTGCCTCCATGACCCTGCCGAGTTTCTCTCGGGTAGTTTCCAGGACGCTGTTGTAGCGGGAGTAATCCTCATCAGGCACCAGTCCGCTCTTACGGAACCTGCTCAGGCTTTCCTGCAGGTTGTCCAGCTCATCCAGCGCCCTGTTCACCGGACTGATTTTATTCAGCAGATTCTGCAGCTCCTGCTGCTGCTCTTTCAGGCTCTGGGTATTCTTTTTCTGATCGGATGCACCCGCGCGAAATACCGAGTTCAGATCATCGGCCTTATTTGCGGCGCCGCCAGCCGTCTGTTGGAAATCGTCCAGCGCCTTGTTGCCGCGCTCCAGCTCGGCGGTATTCACCCGGAGCGAAATCGTTGCAATATCAGACATTAAGCCCCCTGATGGACAATCTTCAGCGCCGCGCTTTCCATTACGCGGATATCCGTTAACGCGGTTGCCTCATCCTCCACACCATTAAGCTTCATCAGCCAGGGCAGCACGTTGTAATCCAGCCCGGTGATGCCGCCCATGCCCGTGCGCCACTGGGTGCCCATTGACTGGAAGACAGCGAACGCGGGCCAGACGTCCGGCCATACCTCAACGGTCTGCTCTTCTTCGGTGTAGTCATCAGCACTCAGGCCGAACGCGGCCAGGTCTTCGGTGGAGGGTTCAGGCGTATAAAATGCCGAGGCAACCGCTATTAGTTTTTTTCGCGGTTACCCGTCAGTTCGCGGTAATAGGTGCCGACGATCGCTTTCATTGCGCCCGGATAGTTGTCCAGCAGCACTTCAAGATTTTCCTGGCTGAACGCGTCAGGCAGTGCCCAGCCTTCGGTGATCTCCACCAGAAAATCGATGGCGGTCTTACCTTCCAGCGTCTCCAGTGCGGCCAGCTCCTTAAGCGGCTTGTGGCGGAAAGTAAACGTAAGCATGCCGTCATCATCACCGGCGCGCGGGATCGTGACGTTGGCTTTAAACGTGGGTTTGGGCTGAAGCTGGAATTTAGTGGCCATGTGTTCCTCGGCAGAAAGAAAGGCCCGCTGACGGGCCTGTTAAAGAGTGAATCAGACAGCCGCCTGCGGAGCGGCGTCTTTGTAGAAGGTGATATCGCGGGACTGGATAGCAAATGCAGGCTGTACCGTTTCGACGTTGTTTACGGCAGTGGTCGGCTGTGGATCAAAAGAAGCTTTTCCGGACCAGTATCGCATCTCTTTTGCCTTTGGTACGTACATGCGCAGCGGCAGTGTATCGCCGGAACGATCGGCAGCTGACAGCACGCTGTAAATCGGCAGCGTGGAGTCGTGCGCCATGGTGAAGGTCTGCGACTTGGCCGCCTTGTAGGTCGCCAGGTTGCGCTGACGGTCATCGGCAAGGAACTGGATCTGCGTGTACTGCTGATCGCCGCCGGACTGTGCAACCTCGGTGATCTGCGGGATTTCAGTCCACTCGGATACTTTGCTGAGTGAACCAGCACCCGAGCCAGCCGGGAAGAAGTTGGTATCGGTGCTGTTAATCACCCCGATCGTCACGCTGGTGGTCGTCTGCGCGGTGACACGCGCCACCAGGCTGTCAATCAGTGCCCAGCCGCTGGAAACCAGCACCACATCGCCAACAGCGAGGCCGTGGCCGTTTGCAACGGTAAAGACGGCGCCTGCGGCATTGCTCACGCCCGTTACCGCCACAGGCGTGGCGAGTTTCGAGCCGACGAATACCGTGGCACCATTGGGTAATGCGAAGCCCATAGGGATTCTCCGTGTAGAAATATAAAACCGGCAGAGCCGGAGGGGATGATCAGGCTGAGATATCAGCCCGGTAGTTGATGCTGACGGGGATGGAGTAGGACACGCCGTCCGGTATGCCGGGGTAGATGGCGGGCGGTGATGTCACCCAGGCGGTAAAGCCGTCGCCGGGAATTTCCTTATTCTCCGGGAACAGCCCGGCGACGCGGCGGGCCAGCGCTCTGACCTGTGATTTGCCGCCACCCGCTGGCGCGACGACAGTGACCTGATACACGCCGGGGTAGACCCGGCAGCCACCAGCCATATCGATGCTGTACGGCTGCGCAGGCAGATCGTGGGAGATCAGATACAGTCCGTCGCCTGGCGGGTCGAACTGAATGTTATCCCACGCTACCGGCACGCCCTCGCCGTCAGACCACAGACCCAGCATCGCCTCAAGCGCCGTTGTGATGTCCGGTATCATTTTTAACCTCGCTGACTGCCTCGCTGAAGTACCGCTGGAACTCGGCGGCGGTGATTCGCACCATGCCGCCAGGCGCCTGACTCGAATGCCCCATCTCCAGCGGGTAGGCGTACGGGACGTTGTTGCAGAAATAGACCGCTGTGGTACCGACTTTGAACTGCTCCAGCACCAGGTTACCTGCGGCGATCGTCTCGTGGCCAGCCTTATCGATGCGCCCTGTCTCGCCCGTTGCCCGCTGGTCAAACGACACCTGCCAGTTGCCGCGAAAACGCCCGCCCGTATAGCCCGGCGGTGCCTTTAGGTCCATGCTGTCGTTAACCTTACGACCCGGCCGCAGCCGCCCTGCTTTAGTCAGGTTGCCCGGATTCTGCCGCAGTTGGCTGTTGTGCTCGGAGACCGCCGCGTTATAGGCCGCCGCCGTCTGGTTGACTGCCCACAGCTCTGGATTGCCGACAGGCGACATCTGCACCAGCCGCGCCAGGATTTTGATGCCGACCACGCGCACCACTTCCTCCTGTCGCTCCTTTGCCTGGCTAACGAACGCATTAATGGACACCATAAACGCCTGGTTATCTGACATGCTATGCCCTCAGCTGGGCCCGGTAGCACAGCAGCAATTTGCCAGGCTTAACCGGGTTGGGCTTTTCAATGCGGTACCATTTGCCGTCCACATCCACCATGTCACCGGTGCGCAGCTCGGTATCAGCAGTAAACACAATGCGCGTGTCGCCGTTTATGATGACCGTGCCGTCAATTTCGCCGGGTTTATACTCAGTCCGCACGCCGATAGCAGTGAAGCTCTTATCCGGCTCGCGATGTTCAACGCCGCCGGTGACCGTCATGACACCCTTGCGCTTTACCGGGTACGCCGCGCCGTTTTCAGTGAGCAGGCGCGTGCTGGTGGTTCTCATGCGGGTGTAGTTAACAGGCATGTTATGCACGCTCCGCAAAAGTATTTACTGCATAGCCACGACCACCCGCCAGATCGCCGAGCAGGGCCATCACCGCCGGGTAAGAAGGTCTGAACACCTCACCATCAGCGACGGCATAGGTCGTGGTTACGGCACCCTCCACGCGCTCGGACTTCACCGCAGCCTCACGCGCGCTGCCCAGCAGATCGCCATCCATCGCCTCGACCGCCAGCATGCACTGCGCGGTAACAACCTGACGCGGTACCTCACCGGCAGGCAGCTCGTACCCGTCAAGGATGATCCCGGCGCGCGGCCACGCCAGCGCCTGATTCGGTTTGATCCGCCAGCCAGACCAGTCCAGCCCTTCAAGGTAATCCATCGCTCTGATGAGCAACGGCGCGATCTTTTCCGGCAGCGTAATGTCGCGCAGTTCTGCAAAGGCTCTCAAATCCGCCTCGCCCGCGTAGCTGTTCATGGCTGGTGAAGTGGTATCGGTAATGATCATCGTTGCACCCAAAGAAACGGGGCTTTCGCCCCGTCAGTTACTCTCCGGCAGCGGCAGTGAAAGTGATTTCTTCACTGGTTTGTGCCACACCTTCGACCGTACCCGTTACGGTGAACGTTCCGGCAGTATCAGAGGTGAGTTTCACCGTGGCGCCACCGGCAGAGCCGGTCTGCGATCCCGCAGTGCTCAGCGTGCCGCCAGTAGACGACCAGGCGACAGCCGCTCCGGACACGCCCGCGCCGTTACGCGTATATTTCAGGGAAAGGGTAACCGCATCGGTACTGTCAGCAGTTGCGGAAGTTTTATCCGCTGACAGTGTTACTCCCCCGGGGCGGTTCCCAGCTTGATCAGCACGCCTGCAGTGGACTTGTTGCTGGTGAAATGCTTCTTCCAGTTACCGGCCGTGCCGATGGCGGTCAGATCCGGGTTCTCACCTTTGGCCGTATCCCAGCTGTAGCCCAGCAGTTCAACATTCACCGTACCCTCCGCACGGTAGCCAACCGCGAGGTTTTCCTGATCATTGATGTCGTAGGAGCGGAAGCCCGGCGCCTGCGATTCGGTCACGGTCACCGCACCGGCCACCAGCCCCAGAATGGCGGCGGCATCCATGGTATCGGTCACCAGCACCGGCTTACCCAGGGTGCCCGGCTGGCCGCCGTACACCACCACGCCCGCTTCTTCGTAAATCTTGCTGGCGATCGCCTCGTCCACGATGTCGAAGTAGGTAGCGGAGTGCATGACGAACAGCACCACGCGGTTAAATTTGTCGCCATATTTGCGCAGCCCGCGCGTAAGGGTTTTCTTTCCGTCGGTTTCGATATCGGCGGTAACAACCATATCGGCATTAGCTCCGATTGCAGCCGTTAGCGCCTTCAGGCCATATTTCACGTAGCCTTCCAGGGTGGCATCAGCCACATCAACGCCGATCACCTCGGAGAACTCATCCACCGTGCGGCCACGGCGTTTGAATGCCTCTTCAGTGGTTTCGTACGGACCGTATTTCCACGGCGCCTTAACAGATACCGCTTCGCCTGCACCGATTTTTTTGCCGTTCACTTTGCCGACGGAGTTCACGTCACGCGACTCGATGGAGCCACCTACCTTGTAGAAAGCGCGCTTGCGGAAGTCGCCTTCAATCAGCTCGTTATCCAGCAGGATCGCACCATTGGAAGATGTGTTAAACACTTCCAGATTATCCTGGCGGCGCTCGAGGAAAGCGGTCTGTGCCAAATCGTCATAGATGACCAGATCGTTATTAACAGTTGTAGCCATTGAGTAAGTCTCTTATTTCGGGAGTTTGAGGAAGGCCTGCTGGCCATGCTTGCGGATATAGTCCGCCTTTTCGCTGGCGCTCATTTCTGAACGTTTCTGGCTGCCACCACCGCCTGGCTTGTGTCCACCCGCACCGGTACCTTCTGCACGCGGGAACAGGTGCGGTGCCGTCTCCTTGAGCGACTCCGCCCATTCAAGCGGGCTTAGTGGGGTTTTGCCGTCCTTACCGAACAGAACGTCGCCATTCGCATCAACTGCTACGGCCTCGCCTTCGTCGTTGAGCTGGAATGTGCCTCTGGCACGCAGGATCAGGTCATCGGATGCTTCCGCCAGTGCGCCAGCTTTTGACGCTGCCGCCCGGATGGCATCACCCAGTACACGATCCCGGAACTTGCCGGAGAAGGCTTCGGCCTTTTCCGCGCGTTCATTGGCCGCTTTGATCTGCTTATCGACATCAGCGCGCAGGCGCTCGGTGCGCTTATCCAGCACCTCGTCAATTTTCCCGGCGGCGATCAGCTTTGCCTCTTCGTCGTCGGAAAAACGCTGCAGGATGCCGCGCACGGCATCAGGGTCGATGCCTTCATAGCGGGACAGGTTGTCTTTCTGCTGCTTGATCGTACCCAGCAGCTCAGAGTTTTTGGTTTTCAGGCCGGTCACCTGAGCTGCGACCTGATCATCAATCAGCTTCTGAATTTCTGGGGTGATTTCGGTACCGCCACCCCCGCTGCCCTGGCCATCGTCTTCAGGTGCGTAGTATTTCAGGAGCATATTTCGGATTAACATGGTTTCCCCTTGGGATGTTATGGGCCTAGCCCAATAAAAAAGGCCGCCCGGAGGCAGCCATGTGTGAAAAGGTTTTGGGATCAACTGAGCGCTTTCAGTCGGGCCAGGCTTATCCATTCACCTTTGTCCGTGAACATCTCCCCGAACTTTACCTCGCCAGCGCGGTAAAGCGCGGCCCGCTCCGGCCCGAGGATCTCATCCTGTCGCTGCGGCGACTGCCGGGCCAGCCAGTCAAAATAGGTGGTATCCGCCGGCACCTGCCCGTCCATGCTGGCGCGGGTGCCTTCATCCAGCTCTTCGCTGTCGATCCCGAGCTCACGCCATGATTTGGTAATCAGTGTTTCCGTAGAACGGCAGCAGAAATGGATTTTCCCCGGCCCCTGCAGATACGGAACCTTGTGACCGACAGGTTTGTTGTCCAGGGTGTAACGCAGGCGATCACGGATGATGCACGTCGGCGTGGTTTTGTTGTCCAGCGTGGAGAGCCACTGTTTACCTTTCAGGACATCGCCGTTGGCTTCTGCAAAATTAGTCCGCGCCGTGGCTGCCAGGTGAATCACAGCCGTTTTGGTAATACTGGCGGCATTGGTCCGGCTGAGCTGCAGCGCCCCGTCCTTATAGCCTTTGCTGGCGATCCCGCGCACCTGCCGGGCGATCGTCTCCGTGGTATCACCCAGTAGGTAGCCACGGCGCACTGAATTGACAACGCGCGCCATGCGGTCGGCTTCCAGATTATCGGCCCACTCGCTCAGCAACCGTCCCTGAAAGGGCTGGGCCATGGCTGCCGCGTATAGCTGCACAGGCGTGATACCCTGCAGCGGGTACCGCTCTTTCACCCGCTGCGGCAGCAGCGTATCAAAAAGGCTCAGCTGATAGCCCGCTTCGTGCCCGGCCAGTTGCAGAAGCTCATCCGCCAGGCTGGTCTGCATGCCCGCGATGGCCTGCTGGTTAAGCTCACGTACGCTGCCAAGCAAACTTTCGAGACGGGCCACGGTAAACTGACTGGTGGGCAGACCGTCCATCGCCACCAGCAGGCGCGCGGTGAGTTCGGCGTCACTGTCATTCAGCAGCTTCACCATGCGGTTTGCCAAGCCAGTGCTGTAGCGGCTGATCCAGACGGTGTGGGCTATGGCTTCGTCACGTAACCTTTCATTTACTGTTGCCATTGTTACCGCCGATCAGGGTGGGATTGGGGTTGTGCAGCTCGTCAATAATATCGTCGGGGCTGTCTGCCGGATTGATGAGGTCAAGCTTCTGCAGCGCACGAACCATATCAGTGTCGCGGATTGCACCGGACTGCCAGGCGTTCACAATAGCGGTAACCATGCCGGACTCGGCGACCTTAGCAATGAACTCCTGGTTGATCGCATAGGCCGCCTGCTGCTCGCCGACACCCAGATATTTCGCGCACCAGCCGATGGCCAGTGAGTAGGCCTCTGATACGTTGGACACGCAGATACCCAGCACGGATGTGGATGATGTCTGCTCGCTGCTGGACTGGGTCGCAGTCTTCACCGCTGCGTTCTGCTCAATGAGCCGCGCACCCAGCTGCACCATGTAGTCGCGCTTGCTGTCCATCGCTTCTTTCGCCAGCATGTTGGGCTGAGCCTGGGCATAACCAAAGCTGCCCTCACGGGGCAGAAGCAGTGGCGAGCGGGAGCCGATTTTGACCCCCTTCTTCTCCAGGTGATCGCGCCATCCTTCATCCAGCCCCGTCATGTACGGCTGAACCTGGCCGGAGAACCACACGCTGTCTTCGTAATCGGCGCTGTTCCGGAAGTGTCCATGGTTTATCTCCACCAGCGCAGCCAGCGGAGAGTCATCGATAGAAGGATCGTTGTTCTGCGCGCCGACGAAGGTGAACGGGATTTCGTCCCAGCTGTCTTTGCCTTTGGGCTTTGGCTGGTATTCGCTGGTAACAGCGAACGCGCAGGAACCGGCATCCCCGCTGCGACGCCACACACGACAGACGAAACGCCCCTCTTCGAGCGCCAGCTCGCGATACTGGACCTCATCCTTGAACGCATAACCATCTTCCTTCTCCACGCATTCCCGCAGCACCACCAGCACCAGTTGATCGCGTCCGTTGATACGCTTCGTGCGCCAGTTGATGATGTTCTCGGCCAGATAACGCAGGATGATGGCCTGGCCACTGCCCTCAGCGTAATCGACATAAAGCCCGTCACGGGCCACCTCCAGCACGTTCTCGGTCACCAGCTGCGACTGCTGGTAAATGCTGGTGCCAGCGCCGTCGGCATTCTTCAGGAGATAGCTCAGTTTCTCCGGCGCGGAAAAGGTCGGATCCTTTCTGAAGGCCAGCCCGAGGAGGCCAATCTTGGTATTACCAGTAATCGCATAGAAGACCGCCCGCTGCAGGTAGTCTTCGTTGCGCTTGCGGTTGCGTAAGCTCTTGTCTGTGGGGTCGAGCAAAGGCAGATAGTTGTTGCCCGGATCTTTTACCGCCTCCGCCCCTTTGCAGAAGTCCCTGATTTTCTTCCAGGCAGCACTGGCCGCCCGGTGTTCAGGACGAACCCAGGTGATGTCGTTATTAGCCATATCAGAAGGTGGTATCCATGGTGATTGAGTATGCTGGTTTAACGATGGGGTAATCCTTCACAATGAAATACCCGCCACCATCGTTGGGGTGATCGTTATCCGCCTTTTTGTCCGGCTCGCCGTTTTTATCCCATACCTGCTGCTCAAGACTTTCCGTATAGACCGGGCAGCGCTGGACGTTGACCAGGTAGCGGCGTTCGCCCAGCGCATTGCAGAACATGGCGTTCATCGAGTTGATACGATCCTTCACCGGCGGGTTGGAAGCGTTAACCATGACGCTGAACCCCGCCTCTTTAAGCTGAGCGATATCGGTCAGGCTGGCGCAGTTGGATTTGCGGCTGTCGCCGGAGGCGTCCGGGTATATGTAGATCTGGCGGCTGGCAACGTAGCGGCCGCCCTCATAGCGCCAGAACTCTTCCTGAATGCGTTTGATCATCGCCGGAGTGTCATAGACCTTCACCAGCTCCCGCACCGCTCGCGGCAACCCTTCACGTTTCACATGAACGATGGCGGCCATCTTACCGACGTTGAAGTCCATGCCGATAAACAGCGGCTCGCCCGGCTGCTCTTCGTCGGTGCAGTTATTCAGCGTACGATCGAACTGGTGGTAAATGGTACCACTGGTCAGGTTAGTAAAATGCCCGCGCAGGTAGGCCTTAATCAGCTCCGGCGGATAACTCGCCAGCAAGGACGGGATATAGTCATCCGGCAGGTTCGCTTCGTTATCGAACGTGGAGGCCTGCACCAGGCCATACAAGGTTGCCAGCTCAGGCTTATCGCGCACTGCCTTAACGAACTGCTGGTAAACGAACTTATACCCCTCCGGCGTGGTGGTGACGTCAATGCCGTTACGCAGGCCGGTGACATTGTAACGCATGCGGGCGATGATCTTCCGCCAGGCCTGTTGCGCTTTGAGCGCAGGCATTACGTCCAGCTCATCCACCAGCGCGTTGCCGATTTTAAACCCGACGATCGTGGCCGGTTTCTCCATCGAGCGGCAGATAGTGGTTCCCCGGTACTGCCGCCCGGCATAGAAATGGACCTCTTTGTTGCTCTCGTTAATCTGGACCTTTAGCCCCCAGTCGAACGCCACCTCTTCCACTGTCGGGTAGAAGATGTCGCGGATCTGCGGATAGGTCGGTGCGAAATAGCCCTGGTTGATTTTGGGAAACTCCCACATCCCCTTGCAGATGCCGCCGCAGCCAACCCACGTCTTACCGGAACCGAACCCGGCAACATAGGCCTTAAACTTATGCGGCATAGCGAGGAAGCGCGCCTGGGGAACATTAAGCGTCGGCGCTATCATCACGAACCCTCGCGTCTACCACGTTAATGTTGATTGCAACTGGTGCCGGGACATCATCATCTGGATCGGCTGCCAGCTCTTTACGCAGTTTCTCCACCTCCAGCTGTCGGCGCTCAATTTCAATTTGCTGTAGCCGCTGCGCAAACTCGCTATCAGCCAGCCCAAGGCGCTTCATCACAGCTTCATACATACGCTCACGGCTTATGGCCGTTATTTCAACGCCATTTTTGCCAAGTTTCACACCGGAGTAAGCCAGAGCTGCATCTGGGGGAAGTTTTCGGGTGTCAGCGAAATATGGCTGCCCTATTCCGTCGCCATTGCAGCGTGGGCAGTCAGGATTAGGCTCGCGATTGTGGTCATAGCCATAACCGCCAGGGTCTTCCGGGAGTTTTGCGCGCTCATTGCCTTCAACCTTTGCGATAGCCTCATCGAACTCCACAGCGTCGCGCCATTGGTAGTGATGACCGAAGCCCCAGCAATAACGACAGGCACCGCGGCGATACTGCGAAAGCTGGTTTGCATCGAAGGTAGCGAGTTGCCACATCTGCGCGAGGACTTCATCAGCACTGCCGAGAGTGCGCGCAATGGACGCTTTCTGCTGCTGCGCAATAGCCTGCGCAACTGAAGTTTTCTTAAGTAGCTGATGACCGATTTGCTCAGCTGTCTTTTTGCTGTACCCCGCCCGGATAGCAGCCTGCGTGGCATTACCATCCTTGAGGTATTCGGCAACGAAAAGTCTTTGCTGGGCCGTCAAGCCGTCATCATCCACCAGCTCTTCTGCGCACTTCTCTTTCTGCGCAGTGCGCACTTCCTTCTGCGCAGTTTTTTGCGCAGCTGGCTTTTTAATGTACCTGCGCGCAGATGTGTAATTCAGTCCCTGCGCTTCGCACCACTCTTTCGGCGATATACCCATTTTGGCATGCGCGGCGAGGAACTTGTCTTGCAGCGCTCCCCAGTCCGGTTTTGCCATTGGTCACTCCATTTATTCCCTACAGGGTGTAATTGTGATTTTACCGCTACGGCCATTACGATGGGCCCGCCCATGGTAATGGCAATAAAAAACCGCCTACAGGCGGTTACATAATTTGACTGTTATAAGGTCACTCATAAAATTGAGGTTTACTCTCGATCGGTCGTAAGCAAATGGTGCCCTTGTTTTATCCCCAGGAAGATAAATCGATGCTCTTATCCGCCACTGGAATTACTTTGCTAGCAAGAGATGAGCCAGCGAAATGGTGGTTTGTTTTTTTAAAGTTGCAAAAATATTGCAATTTCTAATGAAAGTGTTATTGTCCCCGCGCTATGAAAGCTAGAAGCACATAAGTAGAAAAATAGTTTGACTCAAAGTTGCCCCGCACCGGGGCTTTTTTGTTCTTAACATCTCATCCCGCCTCACTATCGCACCCAGACAACTTTTATCCTTTCTCGTTTTAACCGAGCGTATATACGCTTGCATTGATGAGTGTAACCACTTATCTGTCAGTGATTTAAGCGGCTTCGCTTCTAGGACTGTTCCCATACCGATAATCCGACAGCGCAATTATGTTTATAGGGTAACGATATGCACTTGCATGCCCTTATAAGCAGCCCGGATTTCCTGCTCATAAGGGTTTTCTTTTATGGGCTTTGCAAAGAATTATATTTCAGGTACTGCTATCGCACATAAGCCTGCAGACCTGTCAGTTCCTTTGTGACGGTTTCAAGCCTGCTTATGCACCGGGATGAACGCGCGTACGATTTTTTGAGCCATACTTACAACAGTCGCATTTTTCTTTTTGTTTCATCAAACAGAGGAGGAATGTATGCAGTTAGTAAGTGAGAAAGGTGTCGTGTCTTCCCGGGATTTAGATTTTCTTGCCTCTAGTTTTGCCCGGATGCACTTGCAAGGCCGACATCTCTGCACGGATGCATTAACCGGCAACATGGATGAAGACTGCCGGCTGTGGTTCCTTCAGCGTTATGACTTTTACGTTGAACAGCTAAAAGATAAGGAACTGCAGTAGTAAGCACAGGCCGGGTGGTGACAGCTGCCCGGCACTCACTTTAAAGTAACGCTTTATACCAGGCCTGCCAGCGATACGTATTGAGCCGCAGCTGGCGCAAGCATTGCGCGGTTTCAACATCAGCCTGCAGATCTTCGTCACTGTTGGCACCAGCATCACTTCCCTTGCACGGGTCCTGCATCAAATCCGCTGATGGAATTGGCAGCGTCGATAGCCTGTTGCCGCAGCCGGACAGACTCATCATCAAAATCACAAACGGTACGATTCGGATCCTGGACATATTTCACCACGTCGCGGGTTATGGTTCGGTAGATGATCCGACCTTGGTCGCTGGCATTCGCGGCCTTCTGCTCAACAGGCTGAATCGCCTTCTCTGCTTTCGCGCGCTTATCGGCGGCCAGCATGTTGATGTGGTCGGCGTGGGCGTACCAGCCATTCCGGTACCGTAGCTCGCCATAGCCAATAGCAAGCAGCATGCCCACGAGAGCAATCAGCAGAACTGTTCGAAGGCTACAGGTCATATTTGCTCTCCGCCAGGCACATTGAGCGCTCCATCTCTCGCCGGTTCTGGAGGCCTTTCCACTTCATACCACCAGCGTAAACCCAGCGCCGCATCTCTTCGCACGCTCCGTCGTGATCGCCTTTGTTCAGTTTGCGCAGCAACGTGGACTTGGAGAAAGCGTCAGAGCCAACATTAAAAACAAAGCTGTAGAGCGCGGCGCGCTGATACTCCCCCAGCAGCACCTTAACCAGATTGTCTACCGTTCGCTTTGATGGCTGGAGGTCTTTCCATAGCAGCTGGTCACATTCGCGATCGGTATACTTCTTCCCTCTTACGATATCCCGGCCCGTATGGCCGTCGCAGACAGTCCATACCCCGGCGACGTCTTTATATGCTTCGTACTTCCGCCCTTCTACACCATCCTGCCCGCCGAGAAACAGGGAGGCAATCAGCATTGCACCACCACCAGCAGCGGCGATGAGTTTGTTACGCAGGCTACTGGTCATTGGCATTTAATCATCTCCGACTTTGACTGCTGGGCCATACTTCTCAAGCGCCTTAACCTGTGCATTGGCGACCTTGCGTTTGAAATACCAGTTGATAAGCCCTGTAACGATGATCCCGGCAATACCAGCCAGTACGCCAATGGCGCTCCATTCGTCAGGACTCAGTTTTGTGAGGACGCCGTTCAGGATGGTTCCTCCTGAGGTGCCGAGGGCGACTCCGGTGACAAGTTTGCTCATACGGGACATTTCTCTCACCTCGCTGGGATGCGGGTGTTGTTTGGGTAGTGTTCAGGCTTTCCGGATGAATTAACGACAAGACGAGTGATGGGGGTTCCGGGAGCCTGAGATAAAAAAAGGCCCGCATTTTCAGCGGGCCTAACTGAGTTTAAATCTAAGTAGGTAGGCATGTTCCCCAGCCACCATCCGTATTGCAACTGTGTCGAGCAGCATTACTGACCGGTCAGGAGCTCCGGTTAATGGTTATGGCTTGGTTACGATTAAATAATAGCACTACTAACGAAGCGCATATAAAAAAAGCCTGCTTTTGCAAGCAGGCAATACTAAACCCAGGTATTGATACTAAGACAGGTGCCGGGTGCCTCCCGGTGACTCGTTACCAGTTATACGAGCCGCAAGCATATCTGCACTTAGCAGTTAACTGGATTGCCCCGCCGCACAGGGGGATTCACCTGACTCTTAACAATAGCAAAAGTTTGTCAGAATTCTAAAGTGTCGATGCTCAAACAGAAAACTGGAAGCAAGTTCCATTAAGCCATCGAGCGGCACGCTTCTGCGCAACGAAGGCAAGCTTCAGAGCATTTCTGACAATGTTCTGCTTCGTGCTTCCCACATTCTTCACCGCATTTCTGACAGACTTCTGCGCAGACACGGCATAGCGATTTGGCAAATTCACTATCAAAGGTCATAAATTGCGCTGCGAGCCGACAAATATTCGCGCACTGCATATCGAGTCTTATGCACTCACGCATCATATCCACTTGTTCTTCTTTCAGACATGAAGCAGCACAATAATCACAGGCAGCCGCGCATTTGTAGCAGGCCTCGATGCATTCAGCATGGTTAATTGGCATATTTCGCTCCTTTCAGTCGTAAGCAGAAAACTAAGTCTGGTTACAGGAGTGCGATGATGCCAGTTAATAGGAGCGTTATTCCAAATTCGCCTAAATTGTAATTACAGGGAACGCATTCGAATAACGACTACCTTCATCAAATTCCGAAACGACTAACGATCTCATGATGGTGTAAGAGGACCTTCCAGAACTTCTGCTTCACCATTATCACAAATGGGATCCCCCTGCGTCAGGTGCCAGATACCGGTTACGGTCTTACCCGTTTCAAGGTCTTCGGTTTCTCCGTGGGTGTAGTAGGCAACCTGGACCTTCCCTTGGTGCTGTATCCAGTAAAATCCTTCCTCCATAATCATTGTCCTCTGCAAGCTCTGACAGAACTCATCAAGATGACATTATCTGATATGTAAACCGGAATCCAGGCTTGCTGTGCGCCACATAACTTACATCAGGGCCGGACAAAGAAGTGCATGAGTGGGTGTGATGCCGGGTGCCTCCCGGTGACTCTGCGCCAGACCACAGAACCGCGTTCTACTCACCTGCCAGTCTAGTCGCCCCGCCGCATAGGGGGATTCATCACAGGCACAGCCTAGTCTTCTTCCTGCCATAAAGCTATTTATATCTGTATATTTATTCAGTATGAACAAAAAGACCAGCAGTGCTGTGCTGGTTAGGGTCAGGTAAAACAAAAAGGCCGCCAAACGGCAGCCTTAAAAACTGTGGTAATGGAACTGTAGTGCCGGGTGCCTCCCGGTGACTCTATGCTAGACCACAGAATCGCGTCATTCACCTCCCAGTCTAGTCGCCCCACCGCTTAGGGGGATTCACCACAGGCGCAGCCTAATCGCTTTCCTGCGATAAAGCTAACTTTATCTGTTTATTTATTCGGTATGAACGAAAAAGACCGGCGATACTATGAAGACCAGAATCATGTAAAACAAAAAGGCCGCCAATCGACAGCCCTGGGAAGAGATGATACGGAGGTCGTGGTGCCGGGTGCCTCCCGGTGACCCTGTGCTAGACCACAGAACCGCGTTCTATAAACCCGACTCGTTTCGCCTAGCCGCCCCACCGCTTAGGGGGATTCACCACCCGCGCACTGTACGTGGCTTACATCTTAAAAGATACATTTTATTTACATCTTTCATATTAATAAAAAACCCCGCTGTAGCGAGGTTCATAATTTTTAACTCTGGACATACAAAACCCATCGTTAGAAAGAAATTAACACAGATTCGGGAAAAGTAAATAGCTCACGCTTGAAACGTAAGCTATTTCCGGGAGTGCTATCGCGTTATCTGTTTCAGTTGCGCTTCGGCCCAGGCTTCTTCGATATCGAATTTCGTAATCAGCAGGTCGTAAAATGGCTTAACCGATTTCTTCCAGGTATCCAGGCTAATCGCATCAGTGATCAGGAAGATGGCCGCGTATGCCTCTGTTGAAGGGATCCGCTCGTACCCTCTCCCGCCACAACGCTTGCAGTCGGCCAGAACCGGAACACCCTGCTGATCGGTCAGTTCTTTGCTTACCGCTTTTCCGCGTCCGCGGCAGTCGCTGCATGCCGCGCTGACCTGGCCTGTTCCATTGCATTTTTTGCAGAGCACCCTGGCGGACTCTTTGACCTTGATCATTCCAGCCACGGTCATCTTACCTTCCGGCTTGCGGAATTTATTGGTGAATATGTCGGCTTGGATGAAGCCGGCCCCGGCACAGCAATCGCATTGCTTCACGCTGGCGGCGCTGCGCGAGTAATCTTCAAAGGCGAACGCGGCCAGCTGGCGCATCACTAGTGGCTTAACTCCGGCTTCCAGTTTGCGCAGTGCGGCCACCTTGTCGCATTTGGTAAGCGCGTATTCAGCCAGCAGCGCGATCGCCCGCTCCCGGTCGTTATTGCTGATCCCCATCTTTCCGAGGAAAGCGCTGTAACCCAGTGCGGCCCGTTCCTGCGTCATGCCCATGGCAGCCATGATATCCGTGCCGGTCAGTGAATCTGATGCTGTGGCGCGCGGGGAGTCGCTGATCATCGTGGACTTTGCAAAGTGGTATTTCACTGTGTTTTCGAGGTTCATGCTGCGGCTCCTGCCATCTGGTAAATGCGAATAAAGTTACGAAGGATGCGATAGTCCACCAACACCGTTCCCGGGCGGCGATAAATGCGAAGGCGCAGCCAGCGCATGCGAAGCGATTCGATCAGTTCTGGTTTCAATCTTCGACCCTCTCGTTCTGCCAGAGCGGGAGCGGTGACTTCTCGCCAGCGCGACGGATTCTGGACTTGGCATTTTTCTCGATCTGAATCAGTTTCTCGATATTCTGGCGGCGCTGCTTTTCCTCGCGGCGAAGATACTTAACGCTTTCCCAGTAGCGAGATTCCTGGTCGCAGAGCGTCATCAAGTAGTCAAAGGGGTCAATCAGCGTTTCGCACTTACGGCAGCGTAACGTCCTGTCCTTTTCGTTCACCCAAACAGCGGAATGCATGCACACCACCTTTTGGCCTTCACGCTGAATAACCAGCCCGTCATGCAGGTCATTATTCTTCGTAGGGAATGCGACAACCTTGCCAAGTTCTATTTCGGTTTCTGTGCTCATGCTGGCTCCAGCTCGGTTATTGTCAGTTCCAGTTTGCCGCCCTTGATGATCGGCATCCGTTTTACGCGGTAATCGTCAACCTGCTGGTCGTCCTGCCAGAACCCGGCTTTGGTCAGTGCGTCGAATGCAGCCTTCTGCAGGTTGTCCAGGTCCCGGCGGCGGCGGTCGGGCATATGGCACTCAATACGGATCTTTACCGGTGCGGTGATGCCGATATCCAGCATCTCGTCTTTGATGATTTGGGCGACGCGGTCGCGGTAGGCCTGCCCTTCTGTGCTGATGTGCGTGCGCCCGCGGTTGTGCCGGTAATAGCGGTTATTGCTCGGCGGCCACGGCAGCGTGATGTTATAGGTATTCATGCCTTCACCAGCCCCTCTTTCAGCCAGATAACCTGCGTGCGGGCCATGCCTTCCAGCGCGCACTCCTTTGCATATTCCGCATCCACCAGGCGGGTTCGGCGGTCTATTTCGTCGTGGCAGCTGCTGCATGCGATGGTGGCGATGAGGTCAGGCGGCTTGATGCCGGTACCGCACAGCCCAGCCAGGCGGATATGCGCCAGAACGGATGTTTCAGGATTGCCATTGCACACGCCGGGGATCCGCACCAGGCATTCGCGGCCGCGCGCTGCTTTGCGTAAATCAGCCATGCTCACCCCCAGACCTTTTGGCGGAACGTACGCGGTGTGGGCTCGAGGTACTTAACCTCCTGCCGCTCAACGCTGACGGTCCAGGTGAGGTAATCGCGATTCAGACTGCGCGTTACGGCTACCCCGCGACGCTGGTACTGCCGCTGAAGTTCATCGGCCTGCTCAGTTGTGCATTCGGTGTAGTGGAACCATGATTTCGCCATCTGGTTAGCCTCCGAAGCTCAGCAGTTGCGCAGCGGCGTTCTCAGCCTCGCGCTGGTCCCTGAATGAGCGCGACAATATCCAGCGCCAAAGAACATCGAGCGCGGCTTTGTAGAGCTGCTGAAACTCGGTCTCGTCCATATTGGCGAAGGCGATGCTGCGGGGATGCTTCCGGAGGGTGCCGTCAGGCAGCTGGATGGCGTCGTAATGCCCGGATTCGATGGTCACCCAGGCGCGATACGCGTCGAAGGATTTGCAGGCGCTGATGCTGCCAGTACGCTTATCGGCGATGCGTTCGAGATAATGCTCAGCAGCATCCAGCAGCGCGGTTTCGCTCCCGCCGAACGATGCAAGGTATTTGGCATAGCCGGTCACCAGCTTGCGTTCGTTCGAGGAGATAGCGCCGCCGGTTGGCTCCCAGTATTCGAAGCCGAGATTCAGCAGAGCGAAGAAGCGACGATGGAAGGCCGGGTTACGGACCTGTTTGAAGTCGACCACCAGCACGGCGCCGAGCTTGATTTTTGAATGCAGTAATTCGCAGGTCTCCGGCGTGGCAGGGATCAGGATTCCTGAGGACTGTTTGATAAGTTGTAACTGCGCCATGGACGTTTTCTCCGTGGCGCATCGTGGTCAGGTTACCGGTTGTTCAGGCCGATGCAATCATTATGCTATTCAGGTACTAAAAAGGTCAATTGCGGGCTGATAACTCTCTCACAATCTCAGCCAGCACTTCTCGTGATGTGACGCGCTCATCCGCAAGGAGGTGTTTATGTCCAACCTCTGAGCCGTGCCCAGAAAGGAGGACGCGATCCCCGGGCCTGAGATGAAACGAGCATATCGCTTTCCCATCGGACCGCACCACCTGGTATAAATACCCACCTCCATCAGAACACACCTCAGCCACATCAACCCCCTTCTTTGCTATCACCAAATACCCTCTCCCGGCGGGGAGAACTCCACTCCACAGAGCCAAAATACCAAATGGCGCAAATTTCCTAATAGGTTCGCCGGAAGAAAAATTCATTTTTTCCTGTAGCGCTTTAACCATACAACAAAATACTGTATGTATAAACAGTAATTATCAATTTGGCTTAAGTATGCACAAAAACTATTGATGGATGCAACACCATTTATCCGTTTGATTTGAGGAAGTATTGTTGCCACCAGAACAAAAAAATGATCTTTTCTTTAACACTAGTAGAGTTGGAAAAATCGTTAGGATATTAGTAAGAATCTGCACCCATCACTAACGCCTGGGCCACAGGCCAATGATTACTTATTTCAGCACTCGTTAGGATGTTATTGTGCTGACTTGAACTGTTTGCTAATTGTTCTGTTTAGAAGATCAGCGTCTAGAAGTTGGTCGGAAAAAAATAGTAAATTTACAAAAAAAGTCTCCGAAGAGACCTTAAATGTCGCTATGGGGATTCCCATATAGCCTGATGCCTGATGCCTGATGCCTGATAAAGAATGCCTGATGCCTGGTAATGAGTAGATTCCTAAGCCAATGCTATTCATTACCAAAAACCTAAACATAGTTTATTCTCATTTATGATAGAAGATTTACTAATTTCTACAGCCATAAATGCTTAAAACTTGAAATAAAATCCTTGTTACTTCAACATGTTTTATTATGCTATCCGGGAAAAATATTGCGCCTAGATTTTCAACGGCATGACTGGGTTTTACATTTTTTATAAAACTGCTAAAAACTCTGCATATATATTTTTGCACTCAGCTATTTACGCCGATAAAAGGCCTCATTAAAAAAAGACCCGCGCTTGACTATTTATTTTTCTTTTCTAGCGCAGCAGACACCATCGCCTTACTTAATACCAACTCCGAATGGAGGTTATCATTGATTTTATACAGCGCATAATTCTCATAGTAATTATGGTACCCCTCAGCAACCAAGAAATTTTCAAAGAACTCCTTAGACAAATCTTGAATCATATTTCCTTTAAAGGGCGTTTTACCTGCAATTAGGCCGCCTCTATCAATAACCACATCCTTGCTTACGCCTCCAATTAAATAGGAAAAAATAAATGCCATTCTATCTGTAAGAACAATATCATTAAATCTTACGGTGTTCGTATATAATTTTTCCTCAAAAGCGGCCATGGTTACTGGACTTTGCACATCACACTCAATCACCTCCCCAGACATTGTGGTTATCGAGAAGAGCAATGATTCAAAAACATCAATTCCGATAGGGCCATTTTTATCGTATATAGCACTATATTTAGGCACATCTACCAACTTTGCTTCATACCCCTTCAAAATTAGAGGCTCATCAAACTTAACCAATTGAATCCTGCCTTTATTACCGATGCGCAGAAGTATTGAAGAAATTACAACTGAGTTATCTCTCTTATTAGCAATGACAAGATTTGTAACATGCATTGCATATATTCTACTTGTACTTACACTATAAGAAACGCATATTTTTCTTGATACTTTCTGATAACCAAAATAAATAGTAAAACCAGTGGCGATAACAGTGAGGAGTTTTATATCAAACGCCGAATAGACCCATACCAGCATATCTATAACTTTTTGATTAATCATTTCTCATCCATCTATCGGTAAAATCATCTGTAAACCCTAACAAACACATGGATTATAGATTACCTTGCAACATTGTTCGATTGGCATAGCCTAGATTTACTCGCTTTTTCTACTACTTCACTTTAAGACTGTGGAATGGCTTCGCCGTAGCGAACTGTCAGAAAAAACCCGCAAGCAGCGGGTTATTTACAAATGAGAGTCAAACAAGTTTAAGCAAATTTCTTGGATTGGACACTGTACGATTGATCGAGAATAACTCCTTGATCAATTCCTGACTTAAACCAGTTTTCATGAGAATGTTCATCCATGTTGCATCATCCAGCATTTCGATCGCCTCGGCTAACATACTAGGTTCTTCCGAACGAATAAACTCATCTCCGGGTTCAACTTTTGTATATCCTTTTGAGTTCAGGTGCATATAACCTGTTCTTGCCTGTTCCTGCGTTAGTAGTCCCAAAGTGGTTGCTCGATAGATACACATTTTAAGACTGATCTTCCACCTAAGCTTAAACTCAACCAAGGCGCTCCAATCATATTGCCTCCCTCTAATCCGGGGAAACTCTTTAATGAAGGACAGGCGCGGAACAAGTAATGCGCTCGAAAAACGATCTGCTTGTGATTCGGTCAGTTTATCACCTGTAGTTATGCCTTCGTGCATAACCAAGTGCCCCAACTCGTGGCCTAAATCTGAACGAAATCTACATATGCTCTTTTTTACGTTATTCCGGATGATTACTGGTCTGTTGTTATGGACAGTAAAAGCATCTACACGATCATCCACCCCTGTCACATGAGCAACAATAACCCCTAAACTTTCAGCTAGCTTAACCATTGACGATATCGGTCCCAGACCTAAATTCCAGGTTCTTCGACAGTCTTCCGCTACGCGTTCAATATCATTTGGCGTCAGCAATTCAGCACCAGGGTGCTCTGGTATGCAAACATCAGGGAACTCAATTTCACCCTCAACAGCAGAAATTATAATGTTGAGAATCTCTGCTCTAGCCAGAACACTATTTGTTAGTGTCTGAGTCCTCGATTTTTTACTCCGAAAATGGCATACATCACTTTCTAAAGCATATTTCCGTTCGGTAAAAAGGAAATCAGAGTTAATCATTAGTGCAGAAGAAATCAGTTCTAACAATTGCTCTGATGGTTTGAATCCTTTTTCCATCTTACTGACGAATTGTTTTGTTTTACCGATTTTCTCCGCTAACTCTTCGCAAGAAAGCCCAATAGCCATTCTGGCTAATTTGAGCTTATCCCCACGATACTCTGCAAAGTCATTCACCTGATGTTCCATTACTACTCACATCCAAATCTTGGTCTTTTTTACGACGGCGAAGAGAGGCTTTGCCGATCACTGCTTCATCCGGAAGGGTGTTGGTATCAAGAGACATAAGCGGTGCTGAAGCCGTAGACTGGTGTGAAATCATACTGACTTGGGCACCATATGCGTTAAACCCAACTAAAGCTACCTCCCAGCGGGGCAAGGTTGATTCCAGCTCGCCATCTTCTTCATCGGATATAAATGGCTCGGCGATGATCCGCCATGTAATATCTTGCTCGGCTTCAGCTTCACCGAACAATGAAAGTTGCTCATGCTCCACTTTATTTCGGAGAAGGCGATGTTTCTTCTTAGGGTTACTGATGCAATCTTTGGAGAATTGCAGCGGCACTTTATTTAACGCAACAACATAGTCCAGTCCCTTAGAAACCATTTCAAGACCTGGAAGCTCGCCTTCACTTTGAATAAGATGATTCCTGACCCAGTCATAAGCTCTTACACCCTCAGACCAGTTGCTGTCCAATGTGTGCTTGTGATAGTACAGTTGCTCGAGCACGTTAGCGATCTCGGCCAACAGTTGGCGAACATTGTTTTCAGCGAGGTAAGGCTGAAATTCCCAACAAGGTGCTAGCTGATTGTTACTCATTTCAAGTTTCGCTTTTTTCGGAATTTGTAAACCATATATTTTCGCACTTTCCTGATTTTGTCAACCAAACTAATCGAAATACTCGCAAAAGCGAGATTATGCATAATCTCACAGCAGCAGGCTTTCCAGTTCGAGAATGCGTTTGATGCGGTTATATCATGCTGCCTCCCCGCGATGTGTGTAGCGCTTAAGGTCAAAGTCGATAACTGCCCGCTGGTCGCGAAAAACGCCGCTGCGCCCGTGGCGGATTAGATGGCCCTGCTCTATGGCAGCCCGTATGTATTTCTCGGCGGTGGTGCGATGCAGACCGAACATGGCGGCGATATCGTTAGTGGTTGCGCGGCCATGCTTTTTCACCAGCTCGATAATCCAGGCGATGAACAGGGTGCGCTCGCTATGCGTTTTAGGTTTAGCCATAGGGATCTCCTGTTAAACCAGACCAGCGGCTTTCCGCTGCGCGTATTGGGCTTTCAGCATTTCTGCTGGAGTGGGCCCGCAGTCTTTCGCTGGCGCGGCCAGGGCGCGGCGTACTGGTGGAATAGGCTTGCCCTCGGCGACACGCTGCTCCCACCCGGCCAGAACGCTGCTCGCGGCCTGGCGCATCTCCTTCTCAGTCATCTGGCGATCATTACTCTGTCGGCGCAGCTCGATGCAAATGTGATACAGCACTGGCGCTGGCCAAGGGTACTGCTCGCTGGTCGGGAACCGGAACACCATGCGGCGCCATTTCCAGTATTCGGTCATCACGTCGTCAACGCTGAATCCCAGGAGGCTGCGCCCCTCTTTGCACCAGGCGACGAACTGCCCGGGTGACGGCAGGAAGGGTTTCTCCTGGCGGCGGGCAATACGCATACCAGCGGCGACCTGTGCCATGGTGGTGATCCCGTTCTCCTGGAAGGCCAGAACCCACTGGCGGCGGAGTTCGTTGAAATCGCTCTGTTCACGGAAACCAGCCATTGCAGCCGGAAACGCAGCGCGCAGCGCACTGAACAGGGCGTTGAAAATTTCAGCAGTCTGCTCAACCTTCGGACGTTCTGCCGGAGCCTCGGGCATGCCGTGTGCAATGCGGCGGAAGTTATCGCGATCGCAGTTCATCAGTTGCTCAGATAGTCTTTCCATCGAACACCTCGTTAATCCAGTCAGTGTTGTTGAAATCGATGCCCTGGGCTGCCGGCCGGGCCACGGATGGGTTATTCAGTCGCTTCGTGCTGAGTTGGTCCCACTGTTTGCGAAGGCTGGATGGGCTCAGGATGTTGGTCTTCCAGAAGCTATCCTTGCTCGCCCACTTGAGCAGTTCACAAATTTCGTAGTGAGTGCGGTTGTCCTGCTGGCACATCAGGCGGATGGTATTGGCCCACTCAACCCATTTCGGCTCACTGAGGCTTGGGTTAACCGTCAGCAACTGGGCATAAATCCAACGAGAGGCCTTTAGGTCGTCAGCCGTTCCCCAGGATTTACCGGAAGGGGTGTAAATTCCGTCAGCGGCTTCAGGGTGTCGAGAGAGAAATTTTTCGATCGCTTCGTTTCGGGATTCGGCAGAATTCCGGGACGAGGATCTTTTAGTATTTATATTGTTGTTATTACCTTGTTGTTCATGATGCGCGGCGAATTGCGCGGCCTCATGCGCGGCTAAATGCGCGGCATCATCACCGGAAGCCCCGCCATTGCTGGATTCGTCATGCGCGGCATAATGCTCGCCGTTATGCTCGGCCAAATGCGCGGGTAAATTGTCCATTTTTTGAGCATAAGAGATGTAATTTGTGATGGTTATCACGGTGCCTTTCCGCTTCTCTCCCGCGGTGGAAATCATCCCCTCCTTGACGAAAAGAGCCAGCATTCGCTCCACTGCGTGACGGCTTGTTGGCTCCCCTGCCCGGTCACATAATTTCAGCCCGAGATCGGCTGATGTGGTCACCAGTTGTCCGGTTTGCAGTGGCCACTGACGGCCTTTAAAGTTCGCCGTGTAAGGCTGACGGGCAGCGCCCAACAGAAGGTTTTCCCACAGAGTGCGCAGGAACACATCTTTCGCCCAGGGCTTCTTCAATACACTCCGGTACAACGGGATGAATCCGGTCTTCTGGTTCTCCATCCGGTTGCTCCTGACGGCACTGCGTGCCGCAAAATCGGCGTAAGCGACATTCGACATAGCTATGCCCCTTTCGCCTGGTGTTTTGTACATGCATTTGCCATAATGACCTCGCATTTACGTCCCGTATTTGCATCAGAAAGCCGTTGGTGTTCGCGCACCGCGGCTTTCGCCTTTTTTGAACCCGTCATAGCGCCCCACTCAGCATTGTTGTAACCATCGCCATTATTGGCGCGACTGAATCCGGCCCATCCAGCAGATACTTAGCAACGATGCTTTCGCTGATCTCTTTCCAGCGTTCCTGTCTAGGGGCTTTGAGAACGACAGCCTGAATAGCCTCGGCATCCTCTTTCACCGATTTGGCGATGCGAAGCGCGAAGTTATCGTGCTTAACAACTCGATCCCGGTACGCCAGCGGTAGAACCGAAATGATTACCGGCGCCAGCTGCTCGACGTTCGCCCGGTAAAGCGCCGATTTCTCTGGCTGGTCTAACCATCGGAACAATTTCACGTTCCACACATCGGCATTAACGGATGTGTCGATATCCGCCAGACCAGCCTCTTCTACCGCTTCCCGGATTATTAATGCGACCGCCACACGACCCTCAGCCGCCGCCCATGCGCGAACGGCAGAACAGATGGCGCGGTGATCAATCTTCTGGCTCGATATCTCATCCTGGTGAAACTGGAATTTCAGACGCTCTGCTGGAGCTCTGTTATTCTGTTGAAAAGAAAGTATTTGCATGATTAGTGCTCCTGACGCGGTAATCCATCGGTTGGGTTTGGGTAGGCACCTGGATCAATTTCGTGGGGCGTCACAGCCCAGTTGAGGACTTTGCAAAGAGGGACAACACGTCCCGCAGGGACTTTCCCTTGGCTCATCCATTTGCTTACTGCCTGAGATGAAATGCCAAGCTGCGCACCAATGTCGACACGCGACATGGTGTTGGTGATTTTTTCTTTAAGTGATTTGTTCATTGGGCCTCCTGTCAGTGGAATGACATGAGGATACTCAGCGAAACTTTAAGTTGCAAGAAAAACGAAACAAATAGTTGGAGTGCTAGGCGAAACCAAAGGTTGTAAAATAACAATATGAATAAAGTCGCTCATCCCGTATTCGCAAAAAGAATCAAACAGGTCATGACCGAAAATGGCTGGAATATGGCCGATCTCGCAAAACAGGTCATGCTCTCCCATACGGCTGTCCAAAACTGGTCAAAGGGAAAAACAGTGGCCAGTGGCGAGCGCCTAAAACGCCTTGCAGCTGTTTCCCGTAAGCCCGAGCACTGGTTCTTTATGGATGAGGATGGGGATACAGAGAACACCGTGCCAACCACCAGCACCCGCAGAGAACTGGACGAAAAAGAAGAGGCTTTATTGTCCCTCTTTAACCAGTTGCCTGAGGCAGAAAAGCTGCGCCTAATACTGCATACAAAGACCGTGTTACACGAAATTGATCTTCTCAAAAGTGATGTGTTTGACATCATCCACAATCAGCAAAAATAACAAGCCATAGTTTCTCGCCAAAATGAGTCACCCTCCTGGGGTGTCTTTTTTTATATTCAAACGAAACTTTTTGTTTCTTACACTTTACATGCGAAACTTTAAGTTGTAGCCTTCAATGCATCGACAACACGCGCAGCGTTGTCAGGTTAAAGAAACGTTCCGCCAGCCTGGCGACAAGGGCAAATGAGGGTGACCATGATTGACTACGCACGTAAACCAGTACGGCAGCAGGCCGTAAAACTGAGTTCTCTTGGGGCGTTTATTCGCCGCCTCTGTTACCTCTTGGCACAGAAGGGGAATCCTGATGTGTAACTCGAAGAAATGCGCGTACTGTCGCAAACCAATCGAGCAAGGGAAAGAAGTTAAAAACGAATTGATCTTCATCCGCGGCGCCCAGCTGGCGCGCGAAAAACGTGATTACTGTTCTGTGCGTTGCGCTTCGTACGACCAGATGGCCCACGAAGCATAACGTAAAACCCGCGCAAGGCGGGGTCTACGTCCGGTGCCACCGACCAAAGTTACACCGGAAAACTACTCAAAACCAAAAACACACCCAATGGGCGCTATCTCTGGCCCGGGGATCTTACATCCTAAAATGAGGATCTGACATGGAATTTTTCTACCTGGTTAAGGCCACTCAGAAGTCAGGGAAGCCTGACGCTGTGGTGTGGCTCTCCGCCAACACCCAATCACGAGCTGCGTTGCAGCTCGATGTCGCGCTGGAAGATGCAGGCATCGAAACTGGCCGCGGTAAAGACTACGCCAAGCCTGTCCGCACCGATTTCCCGGTGTTCAATGACCTGCCCGAAGAAAGCACCATCGATTACACCTGGTGCGAGCGCTACACCCTGGCCGACGACCTGCGCACCTGGAACGTGATCCCCGGCGCCTCATCTCAGGATGAAACCACCCTCGCCCCGGTCAGCACCACCAGCGATGCGGATCTGTCTGTCGCGCCGGTTATTACCACTGATACAGCAAACGCCGGCAATAGCTGCCTGCTTGAATATCGCACCCCGGCTGTCCGCTTCGCCGTCCATCTGTTGGGTGACAAATACCTTTCGGAGATCAGCCAGGAGCAGCAGATAGTCGCCAACGAACTGGTGATCGATGAGGGGCATGTTTACTTCCAGAACCTGCTGCAGGCCAAAAATGACGTTTCCGATATTGCCGAACTCAGCCTTCATGCTGAGTGGAAACTGGTGCAGGCCGTCAAAGACGTTTTCCCGCAGGACAAAGAGCACGAACCCGTGCAGATGGCCGCTTTCATGTCGAGCTGGATTGAAGCCGAAGCTGGCGATCGCAATCAGCTGGTTGAAGACTGGAAGAGTGGAAAGCTCCCGGCCAGGGATGAGCCTGATTACTGGTATGAGAATGGCCTGCGGGTCCATAAAACCGGTGATGAGTTTACTCGTTATCCAGTATGCAAACTGCCATTCCGTCAACAGCTGCTGGCTCAACTGACGGTGGACGAACTGCGTCATCATGTTACCCGCGGTGAACATGCGGAACTGCATGCGCTGGAGATGGATACCGACAACAGCTATGTCCAGACGCTTCTGCTTGCTGCTGAAAGCTGCGCTGAGATTAAGGCTTTCGATACCAAAGACCTTTGGCGCTATACCAATGCCATTCGCAAAGTTTTCAGCATGGATAAACGCCATGAGCTGGCTCTGCTGCTGCAGTTCACTAAAGCCTTCGTAACTACCCCATATATTGACCGCGGGATCCTTACGCGGGAATGGGCCGCCGGTAACCGCATCAACCTCGTGCAGCGTACCGACGCTGGCACCAATGCCGATGGCGGGTACGTTACTGACCGCGGCGCTGATGCACACCACACCCTGGATACCCTCGATCTGGAGATTGCCTGTGCCCTGCTGCCGATGGACTTCCACCACTTTGAAATCCCTTTAAGTGTTTTTCGCCGCGCCAAAGAGATTGTCGCGAACAAAGAAGAGCCATGGAATTCCTGGAGCAAGATTCTGCGCAATCAGCCAGGCGTTCTGGCAGTCAACCGCGCCGCCGTCTTCAATCTGGTGCGTATCGCGCCGGAGAACATCCATTTGACTCCTGCTGCGCATCTGGAGTTCGTGAACCGGACGATGACGGCTGAATTTAATGCTGCCGTTGAATTGCTGCCACTGCCTGCACCAGTTGAACCTGAAATTGATAGCCAATTTGTTGATGAGCAACTGGCGGCCGACCGCGGCGAATATGTGGAAGGCATCAGCGACCCAGACGATCCGAAGTGGGTTAAAGAAGACCTGACCACCACCAGCCAGCCACAGGTCGCGAACCTCGGCGGAGGCATGTACTCCATCGAAGGCCTGATGAACGAAAACCAACCAGAAAATGATGACCGGTCAACAGTAAATGAGGAGACCACCAGCGATGTGCAGATGGAAGAGACTGACCCGGCGAAAGGAGAAGCTGGTAACGCGGTTCAATCAGGCGAAAGCGCTGATGCAACTGATCCGCAAACAGATGCCCTGAGCACAGCAGAGATTCTGGCCGCCGCGGCGCCGGAGTTGGCGAACGCCACGCAGCTGGAAGTCGAGCCAGCAGCGGCGGAAAGTGAACCTCAGGAATCAATCCCAGATGTGGAGTTCCCTGCATACTTCGAACCGGGCCGCTATGAGGGCCTGCCGAATAACGTGTATCACGCAGCGAACGGGATCAGCAGCACGCAGGTGAAGGATGCCCGCGTCAGCCTGATGTACTTCAACGCGCGCCACGTTGCTAAAACCATACCGCGCGAAGGTTCCAAGGTGCTGGATATGGGCAACCTGGTGCATGCGCTGGCGCTGCAGCCAGAAAACCTCGAGGAAGAGTTCAGCGTGGAACCGGTGATCCCGGAAGGGGCCTTTACCACCGCGGCAACCCTGCGCGCCTTTATCGACGAACACAACGCCAGCCTGCCGGCGCTGCTGAGCGCTGACGATATCAAAGCGCTGCTGGAAGAGCACAACGCCTCCCTGCCCGCGCAGGTGCCGATGGGCGGTGACAAAGATGCAATTGGCCTGGCGTATCTTGAGTTGCCCGCCGAATTCAAACGCATTGTTGGTGACGATAAGAACTTCACCGCCACTGCCATGAAGGCATGCATCAAAGAATATAACGCCACTCTACCCGCGCCGGTGAAAACCAGCGGCAGCCGCGACGCGCTGCTGGAGCAGCTGGCGATCATCAACCCTGACCTGGTGGCGCAGGAAGCGCAGAAACCAGCACCGCTGAAAGTGTCCGGCACCAAAGCAGAGATGATCCTGGCGGTGAAGTCCGTTAAGCCGGATGCGGTATTTGCTGACGAACTGCTGGATGCGTGGCGCGAGAACCCGGGCGACAAGATTCTGGTGACCCACCAGCAGATGGAAACGGCGCTGGCCATTCAGAAAGCGCTGCTCGAACACCCGACCGCCGGGAAACTGCTGCTGCACCCTGATCGCGCTGTCGAGACGAGCTATTTCGGTATCGACGAAGAGACCGGGCTGGAAATCCGCGTTCGTCCAGATATCGAGATCCCGTTCGATATGGTGCGCGTGGGCGCCGACCTGAAAACCATCAGCATGTGGAACGTGAAGCAGTCCGGCCTGCGCGCCCGCCTCCACCGCGAAATCATCGACCGCGATTATCACCTCAGCGCGGCCATGTACATGAACACCGCGGCGCTGGACCAGTTCTTCTGGATTTTCGTCAACAAAGACGAGGGTTACCACTGGATCGCCATCGTCGAGGCCAGCGCGGAACTGATTGAGCTGGGCATGCTCGAGTATCGCCAGACGATGAACCGCATCGGAAACGCGTTCGACACTGGCGAATGGCCAGCGCCGATCACCGAAGACTACACCGACGAACTGAACGACTTCGACCTGCGACGCCTTGAAGCGCTGCGTACTCAGGCATAAGGGGAATGACGATGGAAAACATGAATATCGTAACTGCGGAGCAGCAGGCTCCAAACACTATCTCTGCCAGCAACGCCATCTTCAACGTGCAGGCATTAACCCAGCTGCAGGCCGTTGCCGGTTTAATGGCCCAGGCAGCCGTAACGGTTCCTGAACATCTTCGCGGCAACCCAGCCGACTGCATGGCCATCATCATGCAGGCTATGCAGTGGGGGATGAACCCATACGCGGTGGCGCAGAAAACGCACCTGGTCAACGGCGTGCTGGGCTACGAGGCGCAGCTGGTAAACGCGGTGATCTCCAGTTCAAACGCCATTGTGGGCCGATTCCACTATGAGTACGAGGGCGATTGGTCGAAATGCGCCAGCATGCGCGAAGAGATCGTGAAGAAGCCAGCGAAAGGCGGCGGGACGTACGACAAGAAAGAAATGGTGCGCGGCTGGACCAGTGCTGACGAACAGGGCCTTTCGGTTCGTGTGGGTGCCGTCATTCGCGGCGAAAGTGAGATTACCTGGGGCGAACCGGTGTTCCTGTCCAGCGTGATTACTCGTAACTCTCCACTGTGGGTATCGAATCCGAAGCAGCAGATCGCGTATCTGGCCCTTAAATACTGGGCGCGTCTGTACTGCCCTGCGGTCGTTCTGGGCGTGTACACCCCAGATGAGGTGGAGCCGCGCGCAGAGAAAGAGATCAACCCGGCCCCCGCCCAGCGCGTGAGCCTGGCTGACATCAAAGGTGACAGTGTAACAACGACTCACAGCGCGCAGGAATCGGCCGCCAACATCGATGCTATGGCCGATGAGTTCCGGGATCGCATTGAAGCTGCTCAGGATGTCGATAGCGCAAGTGCGGTTCGAGCTGACATCGAAACGGCTAAAACAGCGCTGGGTTCTACGCTGTACACCGAACTTAAGAACAAGGCCGTGAAGCGTTATCACCTGGCCGATCAACGCAACAAAGTCGAGGCAGCTATTAACTCCCTGCCTCAGTCTGGTGAACCGGGTGCTGCTGCAGCTTTTGAAAACGCCGAGCGTGTTCTGGCGTCAGCCAAACGTCACCTAGGCGACGAGCTGCACGACAAGTTCAGCATCACTCTGGCAGATATGAAACCGGAATACGTGGCCTAAGGGAGGCGGGAGGGTTCGCCCTCCCGGTAAAGAGATGAGCAAATCACTAAATGCACGCTGTATCCGCCGCTGGGAAGTTGAGTTCAAGGGCCTTTGCGATTCGAAGGTCAGCCCATGGTGGCGCAAAAAACATCTGCACGGTTATATCCGCGAGTGCGCGCTGACAACAGCTGATTCTATGGTTGAGCGCCTGGCAGAGAGTAACGCGGAATTTGATCACCCAGGCAGGGCGGGATGGTCGCCTGAATTCGCCGCTTGGTATCGCGAGCGCCGGGAGCAGTACCGGGAAGAAGCGCTGAACTACCTCAATAAAGAGGCAAGCAACGACGAAATCGACGAAGAGATTCAGAACGAGCTGGAGGCCTGGAATGACTGAGCGCGGAATGATTTTCAACGCCGAGATGGTGCGGGCGATCCTGGACGGCCGGAAGACGCAGACCCGGCGGCCTGTTAAGCCGCAGCCTGAGCTCACGGAAAGATCAGGCTTTTCCTGGAACGGCGCTTTATACGGTGCCGGGAGTGACGAGCGGGAAACAAACCGCAACTTCGCTCACGCCAAATGCCCATACGGAAAGCCAGGCGATCGCATCTGGGTGCGGGAAACGTGGGCGCGCTACAACATCGACCACGACAGCCACGATATGGCGTACCGCGCCACAACGCCGGAAGACTGGCCGAAAGGAGGCCGCTGGCGTCCATCCATCCACATGCCGCGCTGGGCCAGTCGAATTCTGCTGGAAATTACCAATATTGGCGTCCAGCGCCTGAACAGCATCAGCCAAGCAGATGCCGCCCGCGAGGGGCTGATAAGACTGCCCGCCACTGGCCGCTACTGCCTTAATCAAGGGGATCAATATTTCGGTGGCGCAAGCCATGACGCGCGTGAAGTTTTTTCCTGGTTGTGGGAGTCAATTTACGGCGAGGACAGCTGGCAGGCCAACCCGTGGGTCTGGGTGATTGAGCTTAAGCGTATCGAAGGAGATGACCATGCGACTGATTAACCGCAGTACACAGTCACCGCTCGCGCGCCAGGCGTGCGATATCGCCCTGGCGGCTCATCAGGAACGCTACGGCAACTACGGGCGCAGCCGGATGAAAGAGACATACACGGTGCGGGTGGAGGGAGTGAAGGTCTGGGTGGAGGTGGTGAACCGCAAGGCGAGCTACGTGGCCACGGCGATGACCGGCATGCGCCGCCTGCGATCCTTACCCGGGCAGGCCGCCTGATATTGAAATATCACCGAGCAACCTCAAACGGCTGATGGCTGTGCCGGGTGCGGAGAAATAGCCAGTTCGCCCCGGCATTCAGTTTATTTGGAGAAAGGTATGAGTGAAGTAATCATGATGGTATCACCCGGGAAATGGGTGTCTGAGGAGCAGTTGATAGCCCTGAAGGGTATTAAAAAGGGAACGCTGAAGAAGGCGCGGGAAAAGACTTTTCTGGAGGGGAAGGAATACAAGCACGTCTCGTTCGACTGTAGCCCATGGGACAACAGCCCGTGTTTTTACAACATGGACGAGATCGACCGCTGGATTGAGCGCCAGGCCTTAGCGAAACCGCGGCGACAATCTGCTTAAATACTCTGACCATCAACCAACGAGGAATCGTTATGAAATACCCAACAGGAGTGGAAAACCACGGCGGAACGCTAAGGCTGTGGTTCATCTACAAAGGGGTCAGAGTGCGCGAAAGCCTGGGGGTGGCTGACACCCCCAAAAACAGAAAAGTGGCCGGCGAGTTACGGACGTCGATCTGCTATGCAATCAAAACCGGAACCTTCAACTATGCCCAGCAGTTTCCCTCCTCCCAGAACCTGGCGCGGTTCGGGGAGGCAAGGCAAGAGGTAACGATCGGGGAGCTGTCCGCAAGATGGCTTGCACTGAAGGAAATGGAGGTGGCTGAATCATCTCTCAACACTTATGGGCGAGTCATTGCTAATGTCACGGCTATTATTGGGCCCGGCACTCTTCTCTCCTCAATAACCAAAGAGAGCATGCTAGAAGTCCGGAAGGAACTGCTGACCGGTTTCCAGGTCTTGAAGCAGGGGCATAAAACTCCGAAGCGGGGTCGATCCGCAGTTACTGTGAACAACTACATGACCGTGTTGTTCGGTATCTTCCAGTTTGCGGTTGAAAATGGCTACATCACAAAGTCACCAATGAACGGCGTGGCCCCTTTGCGTGAGTCCCGCCCAGATCCTGACCCGATCACCCGTGAGGAGTTTCCTCGCCTGATTGCCGCCTGCCACCATCAGCAGAGCAAGAATCTGTGGGCTATCGCCGTTTACACGGGGTTGCGGCCGGGTGAACTGTGCGGACTTGCCTGGGAGGATGTGGACTTGAAGGCGGGAACAATCACCGTCAGAAGAAGCCTGACTCAGAAAGGGATATTCACGCTGCCGAAAACCAATGCGGGCACTAATCGGGTTGTTCACCTGATCGAGCCTGCCCTCGAGGCATTCAAAAGCCAGTATGAAATGACCCGTCTCTCTCAGGGACATAACGTAGCTGTTAAGCTGAGGGAATACGGAAAGAAAGAGTTCAACAAGTGCACGTTTGTCTTCCTGCCGTCTCTCACAGCCAGGGCCGGAAATTATGGTAAGCACTTCTCGATAAACTCCATTGGGAACTCTTGGGATGCTGCGATGAAAAGAGCCGGCCTTCGCCACCGGAAATCCTATCAGTCGAGACACACCTATGCATGCTGGTCACTTTCGGCAGGAGCAAACCCAAACTTCATTGCCAACCAGATGGGGCATGCCGATGCGCAGATGGTATTTCAGGTTTACGGGAAGTGGATGGAGGAAAACAACCTGGACCAGATCGCGATGTTGAGCTCAAAATTAAGCGACTTTGCCCCAACCATGCCCCACAGCGACAGGACCGCTGCATAATATCTTTATATATCCTCGACATACCCCTCCTAGCGCTGAAAATCCATAAATTCTAACGCAGTGCCAAGCCACCCGGATACGGCGGCTTTGACCAGGTCAGATGTCGTTCTTTCATGTTGTACTTGAGTCATATTGGCTATCTCAACAGGGTAAGATGCGTACCGCTAAACCGCATTCATCGTTA